GCTTTATTTGATAAGCTACCCATGATTTGTGCGTATAACCTATCGATCAGGCTTCGTGTATCTTTAATTTCACGATAATTACCAAAGATATATTTATCCTTCGATGGATCAGTGTCACATTCATCAGCTGCTATTAATCTAGCTTCTAAGAAAAGTGGTGGACTAAATTCTGTATCTTTTATTCGTACCGTATCTCCTTTACGAACCGCTTCATGAGATAAACCAAACACCTTTTCAAGTGCTACAGCATCCACTTCATATAGAGTAGAACTATCAATTCGTTTCTTTAATTCTGCTTCGGTTAATTGTTTGAGTCGCTGCTTCGTCATATCTTGATCTTCTGTTTGAGGTGAATAAATATCAAATAAATGCTTACCATCTTTCGACCAGCGTTGTAATGCATCATTATTACCTACGTACAACTTTCCACCATTAATATCTTCAAATGTTAGAAACTCTTCTTTCCCAGTATCAGGATTTTCTTTAGATGGCCCAACACCTACAAGAGCTGTTACTACATTTTGGCTATTCTCAATACGACGGATGCCTTGTACATCTTTTCCTAGCACGAATTCTTTCCCATTGTCACGGCCAATCTTTTTTATTAAATCTACATAACGACCGACAATAAAAGAACCCAGTATTTCTGTTCTAAAACGAATCTCAAGTTCAAAAGTAGATGCGATTTGTTTTAAGAAATCAAGCGGGTTTGTGAAATCCTTAATATGAATAGTCCTTACACCACTGTACTCCGTAATCCCACGTTTCCATTCTGTACCTTGTAAAGCAAAGTCCATAGATTCGTTGACTGTAGTAGCTTGTAACGTTTGTGGTTTAATTACTGCCGCTTTCTTTAGCTTTGTATGTTCCCCGAGTGCGTGAATTTTTTTAGAACGATCTACTGCATCTTGGTCTGCTTCTGTAATAACATACGAAACAAAAGTGCCATCTCTGGTTTGTTTTACTATAATATTTTGCTGTACAAGAGACGCCGATATTTTTGTTCCGTCCATTGTATTGAACTCTAATTGGTCTATATTATTTTTGAGCTCCCACTGGCGGATATCGTTCCAATAGTTTTTTTCTTGTATAACACCAATGATTTGCTCTGTTTTAAAGTCCACAATGTGTAGTAGATTATTTGTTTTATTCATCGATAACGCTCCCTATACGTGACCTCTACTTGACCTATGTTATTTGGAAAAACAGTTAAATCGTTTTTCCCTTTTTCAATACGTATATAGTCACTCAGAAAGTCTTTTATATTAATTGCATCCGCGCCGTTAATACGAATACTGGCATCCGATGAATCAATTTCTACAACGTCTCCTTTTTGAACAATGTAGGGGATTTGACGTTCTGTATTGCTATTTACTCTTTGCACTTTAATATCGTGCACAGCTGCAGTCAGCGGAAACGCATCGTTAAATGCACATATATGCACAACAATCTGCGCAACCTTTTTCATAAAGCTATTGCCCGTATCGTACCATTGGGCAAATTTTTCCGTATGATAATTTCCTTTTTCATCGATTAAAGCAATATCACCTTGCCAATAGTTCCCTACCCGCGCAATGTGTAGACGACCATAAAAATCATTCCATGTTGTACGATAATAACCCGTTTCCGCTATAATCCTATGATTGTAGTCACCGTTTCCTACTATGACTTCACCGAAATTCTCGCTAGAATTTCTATACGCATCAAACATACCTACTTTTCCGACTACAACGCTACTTTCGTCTAATAAATAAAGTTCTACACGTCCCATAGTTGCAGGATTTAAGTTTCGACATTCGACTATTGCATCAAGCGTGAAATCTTGTAATGGACCTCCAGTGATACTTTTTTTCACTGCGGGTCCGTGCCAATATTGACCTTGACCGTAATCTGATGGTATAAAACGTGCGCCGTCTGCGATTATTTTCCCTGCTACGATTCCGTAGTCTGACACAAAATCTTTCCCTACTTCTGTCCAACCCACTAAGGAATTCGCTTTATCGTGCATAACCAATTCGTACCGATTTATCGGTGTTTCATCTACCTTAACTGGATATCCTATACGGAAATGCTGATTTCCATTTTCATTTACAATATCGATAAATGTAGAAGGGTTCTCTACTTGTATCTTAAATTTTGGATCAGCAAACTTTGATCCTGCATTATTCACTATAGCTTTAAGTAAATTATTACTTTCTATTTTCGCTTTTACAGATTGTTGTGTACCTAATTTAAATGCTGACGTACAAATAAAAGTTATCTTGCATTGGTAAAGTCTATCTGTTTCCAGTAGTTCCTCCACAGATTCTTTCATACCGTAATATGTCATTTCAGGTTCATCTGTAAATACAATCGGTACCTCTTCTTCTGTATCTAATATAGAATTCAATTCGTTTAGGCGTTTTCTTAAATCAAAAGAAGAGGCCCCTTTAAGTGTAATATCTACTTCAAGGGGCACCTCTGGGTTTCTCTTTTGCACATAGCGGGATCCAGGACGATTTTGGGTAGTAATCCTGCTTATTTCATCACTCATTACACCGCGACCTTTTGGTATTCCTACCAAAAGATAACCGTCATTATTTTTATTTGTAAACTGTTTTTCTAAGTCGATACCATTAAAAATAAGCAGTTTACTCCCTCCTTCCTAAAACGCTTGCTTACGTTCTTTAACAGCCTCTTGCTGACTTGTAATATCATCAACAAATCTTGAGAATTCTTGCTTGCCAAGCTGTACATTAATATAAGCCGGTTGTTTATTTGTTGTTTGTCCATCCGATTCACTTGTATTGCTTCCATTTTGGTTTTTACTTACAGCATCTTGTCCAAAATTAGAAATTGCGGATATTCTTGAGGCATTTGCAGGTGTTTTGTATCCAGCAGAAACCATTGGAATTGTTGTCCCTGATACAGCCCCCATTGAAACATCACCAAGTAAAATCCCTTCTGATAACGAATCAAATGCATTCCTCACTGTTACTGCCATATTCTTTGCGGCTCTTAAAACCGGGTTCTCCATTTGGTTAATACCCCATATTAAACCTTCACCGACGTAATTACCTGTATCTCGCATTTCCCTAGAAGGGGACTTAACTTGTAATACTCTATTTACAGTACTAACAATGCTACTTCCTAAATCCTTCGCAGCATCTATTGCATCGCCAATCATCGAACCAATTCCACCTATTAATCCTTGAACAATATTTACCCCAGTTTCAAAGAGATCGACATTTCCTAAAGACTCTAATAATTGACTGCCAATTTCTACACCTGAGCTGAATACTTCGCCAATTAAACTCAAAATACCGTCAATTAGAGCACCTATTAGTTCAACGCCAGCTGCTAGCAATTGTGGTAAATGTTCTATAATTGCTTTTAACAATTCCGCCATTAACCTTATTGCAGCAGAAACCAATTGAGGTAGCACTTTAATTATCCCGTCTATTAATTTAGTTAATATTTGCACACCTGCATCTATAATTTGTGGTAGATTTTGTACTATAACCTCAGTAAACTTCGTAATTATTTTAATAACCGCATCTACAATCTGAGGGAGCATTTGAATAATCCCGTCTACCAGTTTTATTAAAATTTGCATTCCTGATTCAATAATTTGCGGTAGATTTTGAATAACAACCTCAGTGAATTTCGTAATGATCTGCATCACAGCATCAATTAATTGAGGTAGCACTTGAATGATTCCCTCAATTAATGAATTAAGGACTTTAATCCCTGCATCTATAATTAACGGCAGATTTTGAACAATGGTATTTAATAATGTTGTCAGAATCTGAATAGCCGCTTCAATTAATTGGGGTAGCATTTGAATGATTCCATTAACTAAAGATAGTAAAATTTGAATCCCTGCATCTATTAACATAGGAATCATAGGAATTATTGTTTGAATGAACATTGTTATAACTTGTATTGCCGACTGTACAATCATAGGTAACATCTGTGTAATACCTTGAACAAGCGCGTTTATAATCTGAACCGCCGCTTCTATAATGACAGGTAAAGCCGTTACAATAGCCGTTACGAGTGTTTGTATCAAAGAAATACCAATTGTTATAATCTGCGGTAACAGCGTTGTGATACCTGTTATAAAGGTTGTAATGATTTGCAAAACGGCTGCTACAATTTGTGGAAGTGCTTGCGTGATCCCTTGCACTATTCCAGTGATTATTTTAATTCCTTGTTCTAGAAAAACAGGTAATTGAGTCGTTACAAAATTTGTTAATCCAGAAACTAAGTTATTCAGGATTTCCCCGAACTTAGTAACCATTTGAGCGCCACCAACACCAGTTGCTTCTGTCATCCTTGCGAACATAGTGCCAATTCCAATGACTAGCCCAGGTACACCGCCAATAATTACGGCAAGTAATGAAGGAAAAATTATTTTGAACAATTCAGTCAGTCCAGAAAAATCACCATGGAAAGCCTGTACAATAGCTTCTTTCATTATTCTAAATGCTTCTTCAATTTTGCCTACAAATTTATTGATTCCTTGTATAACCTCATCGTTCATTCCGATAGAACTAAGCATTTTTTCGCCATTTATTTGACTTCCGAATACCAACTGGAATAAGCCTTTGATCGCTGTTACAGTATTATCAACGGCTTTTCTAAACGGCTCTATGTTTTTATATGCATACGTAAACCCTACTGCTAATCCAGCAATTGCAGCAGCTACAGCCCAAGCTACAGGGCTGACGACCATTAACCCTAAAACCAATGGTTTCACCATTTGCCAAACTAAAAATAAGGCTGCTCTATATCCTTTTAGAAGTCCAATACCGACTGCTAAGGGAGCAAGAATCAATGTTAATGCTGGAACTAACATCATAGTTCCCTGAATGAATTTAGCTAGAACCGGGTGTGCTTCATTAAATTTAATTATCAATTCTGCTATCGCGGTTACGAATTTATAAACAGGTATCATAACTGCTGCGAAAGCTTCTTTCATCGGATTAAAGGCTTCAGATAGCTTTTCTAGCATTTTTGTATATGCTTCAGCATATTTTGGATTCATCTCCATGTTAGCCTTGTGTAATGCGCCATACAATAAGACAGAAGAAATCGCAGCAGCGAGCGCAACCATTTGCATTCGCATTAATCCCGTATTTATTACTCGTATTTGTTCGTTTAATTCTTTCATTGACGCATTCGGACCAACAAATTCTAATGCTAATTGTGCCGCACTACCCCTATTCGCCATTCTTTCGATAGCCTCTCCTACAGCTAACGCCCCATGTGACAAGCTGTATAATGGATTTCCCATTGTTCTTAGATTGTCTCTGAGCCTAGTTGCTGTAGGAGTCATATTGTTCATGGTTGCAATTGTTTCTAAAATAGCAGCTTTTGCTTCAACATTATTGTTTATTAATGCATCATTGGCAGCTTTTTGCGCTTTACCAATCTCATTAACTTGTGCAATTAAATCTTGAGCTGAACCAGTATAAATATCCATGCTCATAGCAGTTTGCAAATATTGAAGTTCTACTCGCTTTAATTGTTCTATATGCGGTTTCATAGCTTCTCTTTGTTGTCTGTTTATTTCACGTATTTCCCTACTTAATTCGCTATTCGCATCCCCCATATTCTCGATGCTTCTTCGATACTCCCAAGATGTACGATTTGTTGTTCTAACAAAATCATTTAATTGACTTTGCATAGCCGCCATTTCTCTTCGCATCTGATCTGTTTCCGCTCTAAACTGAACTACTAATTCTTCTTGTGTCGCCAAAATCTCACCTACCTTTCAATCAACCGAAGTTGAGACTTTGTAAGAATTCCATATTTTCCTCAGCCTGTTTCGCGCGGTTTTCAATAGATTTTTTCTTCTGTTCATCAGTAACCATTTTCGATCTATCAAATAAATCTTTTGGTTTCATACTCTTCCTTGGATTACTGTGATAAACCGAGCGCATCATCAGAGCAAATATGCTATAGGTTTGCAATTCATCTAGATATTGTTCATTTCTCCCTGTCATCATATTTTGAAACTCGCGGGGAGTCAGGTTCATTACCTCATTTGGTAATAAACCTAAGTATCTAAATCCATCTTGCTGTACCTTGTCTAGTTCTTCTCTAGTAAAGTCGGTTGTTCTTCGTCCGTCCCGTACATCTCGTCCGCCATCTCTTTCAGTTCCGGATTCTTCGCTACCAATTGTTTCTTCATTCGTGTTTTTAATTTCTTCGTTGTCGCTTTGTAGAAAAAATTATCTGCTACTACTTCGTTAAGAATTTCATCAATGAACTCTTGCGAGATTTTCTCTGCTTCGAATTGCTTTTCAATTTCAGTAACAACTTGCTCTCTAGTGATTCCTTCACCTGTATGCATTAATCCAAAGTAAATAGCGTCTTCAAACATATCTAAATCACCTTGTAAACAAGCTCCAATAACTTCTTGTGCGCCAACTTTATATTTCTTGTTTAGCTCAGCAATTGTTTTATAAGTAAGTTTTAATTCGTGTTCTTTCCCTTTAATTTCAAAACGCATATATATCAATCTCCTTTTGATTGGATGTTATTTTTAAATTTAAAAAGAAGCGTTAAAAACCGCCCGTTATTCTCCTGCACCTTTAGGAATTTCAGTCAATGTTTCTGTACGTGTTGTACCAGAAAGCTTTGTCTCTACTGAATAAGAAACAAATTCACCAGTAGAAGATGATCTCTCAAAAGAAGTCAGCATGTAATTGCCAATTTCAGCTTCTTTTGTACGCTTATTAATTTCATAAATCTCGATGTACTCTTTGTTTCGAATAGCAGCTTTTGCAGCCGGGTAGAACACGTCTCCCTCTGATAACGTACAACCAAATGAACGAGTCTCAGATACTTTACCATAGTCATTAATCGTTCTATCTTTCGACTCTGCTTCAATCTCATCTGCTTCAATACTATGAGATTCTTCGTTTTGATCAAACGGACGAACTAATTTTTTTGCTGTTGGATTTGCTGGGTCCTTTATCATCGCAGCGATAATATATTCGTCACCACGATACATTTTATTTTTCACAGTAGATGTTGTTTCAGTTGTGCCAGCCATACATTCACACTCCTTAATTCAAGTAAGTTTGTTGGTATTCAAAAATCATTGTTAATTGCGCTGAACCAACCTCAACTGGGGCGGTAGTCACTCTTCTTAAATAGACGGTATCAGTCGATTCACTTCCGTCTTTATTACGAAGATTCACTGTGTAACCGCTACGTCTAATTAAGTTTGCAATCTCATCAGATAGACTCATAGCTTCCTCTGTCGTTGCATTAAAAAACCTCACTGTCATTGTGTACAGTAAGGTGAATGTATCCTTTGTATTTTTCAAATCATTCGTTGATAAGTGCTGGAAGTAAACTGAAGGCACTCTTATTTCTTCTGGTACCTGCTCATGATAAGCAAATGTACCTTGAGGCAGATTATCAAAGATGAAGGCTTTCATAGAACCATGTATTTGTGCATACATAACCTAACCTCCATGTAACCATTGCCTAAATTTACGGTCAAATGCAGTTTGGAACATACGCTCATAGATAGCGATAGCATTATCCCAGTAAGGACGACCTTCTATAAATTTAGCAGTTAACATCATCCCAGTCGGTGCATGTGGATCATATTCGAAATTATGACCTTCCCATCTTCCAGGGACAAATCGTCTAACTTGTTGGTGGCCGTCATTTACAACCTTAGCATAAGAAACCGAAGTACCCACATCAAGTGTCAATCCACCATTAGAAGAGCGCCATACGTTTTCTCCATCTCCTTTTGTAAATGAATTCAAAAGAAGCCTAGTGTCTACAACTGCTAGTGAAATGATTTGATTTTGAACCTCTTCTAAAAACTGAAATCCACTAGCTTCAAGCCATAAAGCAACGTTCTGATCTAACCCGTTCGCCATACGATTCAACTTAGCACTGAATTCTCGGAATCCTCTAGTCGTTATTTGGCTAACCATGGCTCACTCTTCCTTTCTGCAGTGGCCTTTATATGCGAAACCTCGCTAGTAAGTGGATGCACTACCGGAAAAGGATTGCGTATATAGTAAACGACATCAGTATTCTTCTTGATTACCTTGTCATTATGTTTTATATCTGTACCAGGCATAAATAGCACTCGTGTGTGCTGTTCATTTAGTTGATTTGGTGCAGATTGTATTGCAGTAGGTCTAGCACTTACTACATTCTCTGCAAAGTAACAAATTTGTTCTGCTATATCAGGATTTTCATTGTAATAATATACAGTTTCTCCTGGCTGACCAAACTTACCTGGCTGTTCTTTCTTCTGCAAATGGTAAACATCACATGCGTGAACCATCATTCCTTTTAGAGACATTAAATAGACCTCATTTTAAATATGACTTTCTTTTTACTTGTGTTAGGTATAAATCCCTTTAATAAATTAAGCACATCCGGTTTGGTGATACTTGAACTATCCTTCGTATACGAATAATCCCCTCCACCAACACTTTCAGACTTAATGCCCTCCATAGCTTTCGTATCAGCATTTTTATAAGCGTAATGCTGTGCCAACTTCTTACAAGCTAGTTTTACCTCTTTAGGAATTACCGGGAATCTCGTTATATCAGCGAAATTAGCTATGTTAGGAATATTATTAATCTCTGTTTCCGCCTCAAGTATATCCTGCTCCAATAGAGGAACAGGACGCTTTTTCACTTCAGGCAGCACAGTATAATCTATTAATTCTTGAGCAGTAATAAGCGACATACCTATCACTCCTCTCCTTTAGATTTACTACCTTCTTTTCGGACTGCAAATTGTTCGTTACCACTTAGATAATCGTACGTTTTCTTTGTAACCTTCTCTTCTTGCCCCAATAAAAATAGACGTTCATGGACATCATATGTTTTCCCGACTATTAATTTAGCATAGTAATTCAAAAGTCATCACTCCTTAACTTTGATAACTTTTGCCACTGCATCTTCCTCTTCGAACTTCACATCAACTTTCGCAGTTAAAACAATAATGAATTTACGAGCGCGAATATCCTTATCCACTTCAATTCGAATATTACGGCTCATACCTGTCACAATATTTTTAGGAAGAGTTAATAAAATATCAGATACAGTATTGGCTCCATCATTATATGGCTGTAACATAGCAATCCCCTCTACTGGAATACCATAAGCAGAAGCTAAACCACCTTGAAGTGAAACATCCCCTAAGTTAGTTTGTCGCATTGCTACTTGATCTTTCCATTCAATTTCTAAACCATGTGATGTATAAAACTTCCAATCTTTAGGGTTACGCAGGTATTTAGCAGGAACAGCTTTATAAGCTTTCTTAAATACATCTTTAGTAAATGCATCTGCAGCACCATCTACAACATGCGAAGTTGCTTGTTTACGCAGACCATCTAATAAAGCTAAATAAGGATCTGTAGATGCTATATCACCATTCAAAATTAATTCTTCAATATCTAATGCAGCACGATCTGCAATCATCTGCATGATTGTGTTTTGAAGATTCCCACCCTCAATATTGTTTTCCAATGTATCATAAGTAATATGCACTTCAGCAATTACTTCTTTGGCATTTAACGTAATTGTACTAGTTGATGGAGCAGAGCGATCAGAGTCTTTTAAAGGTACACCTTCAACGCCAGGACGAAGAATACGGGAACCAAAGCCAATCTTTTCAATTTTAAGTGTGTCTGAAGCCATTTGAATAAAGCGCGAATCCTTTAAAATAGTAGGGGAGTTTTGCACCATACGTAAAAATGTATCAGCTTGTTCAGGATTCATTAAACCACCACTAGCCAATGTGGCAAGAGTAACGTCTGCTTTTTCAATAATTGTTTTGTTATTAAGTGTCATATACCTTTTCCTCCTTCAGGCTTACAGTAAGCCATTCCATACAGATTTTTTGACTTCAGTTTTTTCAACAACATCAGTATCTTGTTGATTGCTAACGCCTTGAGATTTTTTCAACGTTTCAATCTCTTCACGTAGGGAAGCAGTAGCAGCTTCAACAGCTTTTTCTACTCTAATATCTTCTTCTGTTTTTTCCTCGTCGAGATTAAGATGTTTTTTAACAGAAGCTAATTCCTCTTTAATTGGATTTACTGCTTTCTCTACTGCGGATGCTAATGTCTTTTCTAACTGTTCTTGATTAAACTCCATATTATCTTCCTCACTTCCTGCATTTTCTGTTGACGGTGCGACGCGTGTTCTTAGATTTGTTAAAGAATCAATAGCTGCATCAATATCAGCCATGTTCACATTACTGATTTTCATACCAGCTTTTTCTACTGCGGAAAGGAATGTTGCTTCATCATCAGCATCTTTCACAACTTCAATCTGTTTTTGCCCACTAAAAAAGCCCTTCACCAATTGGAAGAAGGACTTCATTTGTTTCTCTTCAGTTTTAGTTACTTCTTCCTCAATTACTTCTGTCTCGGCAACTCCTGCAAGGGAATAGCCTGTCATTTTTCCATCTTTAATATCTTTCCATATCTCATCAGTTGCTTCTGTCACCAGTACCCATGTACCTTTTGTGATTATTTCACCGTTTATTTCCATATCGACAGGAGCTACATAACTTTCTACTACTTTTCCTGCTCCTGCATTAAAATCATGTTGAGTGTCGATATTACGATACTTAGCAATAAAATTATGAGCGGATTTTTCTATTTCTTCCGCAGTCATGAAATCCCCGTGTGCGTCATGAGTGTTTGGATCATCCGCGCTGCCAGGAGAGTATACAATTCCATATACAAGTTTTTGCTCTTCGTCTTCACCTTTAATAATTTTGACTTCTTTTTCAAATGTTGGTTCCTGTTCACTTTTCGTTAAGAAGAATTTCTTTTTGTTTGCAGCTTTATCCACAATAGAAACAAAACTTACATCCACGTTTTTTAGTTTTCTTGGCATTTACTCACCCCCTTTCAAATATGAACCAGCTTAATTTTAAAAGTCTTCATTTCTTGTTCAACTCCTTCAAAGTTTCTTCCCTAATCTTCTGTTTCTCTTCTTCAGATAGGCCTAATATATTGTTATCTACGGCAGGGGACATAATACATTTACAGTTAATTCTTTCACGCCCACTTAACGAACTATCACGAGGAAACATACACCGTTCTCCAGAACCAGGGAGCTCAAATTCTTCCTCTACCAGAACCGTTGTACCGTCATACGCCACATGATTATCACGAGGCTGATTGTTCCTTGTACCGCTATGACGCCACTTCTTACCTATTACAGCAGGGGATTGGCGATATGCTTCAAATTGAGAAGCAGAACATGCTGCGAGGACCTCTGTCTGCGCTGTTGTCTTTGCTCTTTTACGGTCGAATTCCGGTAGCTTCGCAAGCTCTCTTGCTATTTCACGAATACCTTTCCCTTTCTCTAATCCCTCGTTTAAAATACGCTCTACCGCTTTTTGCGAGTTAATCTGCATTAACTTACCTAATTCATCAGACCAACTATTAATCCACTTTGTAGTGCGTTTTGAGAAGACATTAAACTGAATATCAGGATCAATTGCATCCATGAAAGCTTTCGTCATATCCTTCATCGTGTAATTAAGGAACTTCCTCGCTACTTTACTCAAACTTTTAGCGAATGTATCAGCTCCAAATAGACTGCCAGTAACAAAGTTAATAACATCCTTTATCGTGATACCCTTTTCGATAGCATCCTTTTTCGTATAGTTCTTAATTCCATCAACAATGTACTTCTTCTGCTTCCGAAGTAGCTTGGCAACTTCCTTTTCGAAGTCCTCAACGTATCCCGGTAACATGTCCAATACTTCCAGATCATCAGGCAATGAGTCTGTAAAATCACCAGTATCAGCTTTCTCTATCCACTCATTTAATGAATCTAGCAGTTTATCAATCTTCTGCATCTTGCATCGACTCCAATAAGTCTCGTACATCTTTCATTACATTTACGAGTTCTTCCTTAGCATTACCACCAGCTGATTTTTGTAGCTTCTCACTTAACCCTTCCTCCCAACCACTTACCTTACGATGTCTTTCTAAAACTAAAGCAACTGGTTGATCCGCTTCAGGAATATCATAATCTGAGAGCTCTTTATTTAGCATATTACTAGCAATATTGCGTATATCCTGGAATGTTAAACCACCCTTATCAGCAAGTACTTCAATGGTTTTAACCATATCCTCCGTGTTACTAATCTCTGATTTTCGTAGGTTTACGTATACGTGTTTTAATCCATATGGAAGTAGCAGTACATTGTTAATAATAAATTCTAAAGCGCTTCGTTCCGGTTCAAATACCTGCTCCTCTGTAATCTCTCGTACAGATTCAGCAGTTGTTCTGTTAAAGTCGCGAATATAACCTACATATACGTCTGGTAAACGGAATGCTGATTGTACTTTTTGACGTGATTTCTCATCGTATTCAAGGAATAGAGCATCATTTTGCAGGATATCTGCTAGTGATTTAAGCTCGATATCCACTGACGTTGAAGTATCACCTACAATACCCTCTTCAGCACTTTCCACTTGCAGTAGCAGATATTTATGTTGATTATCTTCACCTTCAACATTCGAAACATAATCAGTTAGAGCCGCTTCACTTTCTTCTGATAAAATCCCATTCTTCAGCAAGATAGCCATCGGAATATGACGCCCTTGTTTGAAATAGCGTAAATTTAATTCCTCTGCCTTCCTAGCTCCTACCATATGAACAACATGCGATACCCAACGCGGGATACCATAAGGGCCATTCCCTATCTTCAGGTGTATTACTTCAGTGGCGTTTTTTTCGCCAAATGTAGAAGTACCAAATTGGCCAGTTTCTTTATTCAAGAATCGTGGATCCCCGAATTCTTTAAAGTACGTGTCAGTATTTCCTACTCGCTGCACATAGCGACGAAATAGTTTTTTTCTTTTAACTTCATTTCCGTTAATGGTATAAGTAACCTCTTGAGGTTTATCATCCTTACGTGTGACCCTCATGTACTGCGACAACATATTTACTAATTCAGCAGGTTTCCCATCTAAATTACGAATCACTTCAATATATCCATTGCCTGTGGTTTCTCTATCGTCGATACTTGTCTCAAGAACTTCTTTAAACGGTTTGTCGAAACTAAATAAAGGAATTACCTCATCATTCACAAAGGACCATTCCATTTTCATCTCTGTCGTTTCTTTAATATCCCCTTGCTTATACTTCATCTCATGACCAAATCCAGCAATATTACGCTTATACGCATCAATACACTGCCCTAGAATCGTACTATTTTCCCTAATCTGCTGCAAATCTTCAATTCTATAAGGCGGTTCGATAATATCATTAACTGCGTTCTTCTCATTCTCGTACTCTTGTTGGCGAGATAATACTTGAGTACTTGTCCCTGCTGCCTTAATTACCTTTGCACTAACTTTCCTTTTCTTTGTCATTAAGTTGCTCCACCTCATTTCTTTTTCTTCTTTTTACGTAATCCGAATATAATCGTGTTAATGAAGTATCTCGTTTCGTCCATGTGATGATCATTCTCTTTAAGTGGTTTATCCTCACCGCGTTGGATCGCTTTTTCATCCCATATATAAGAGGCAAACTCCTTAAACGTCTCAACGCAGCAATCGTTAAAGTATGCTCTGCCTGTATTAAGCGCTATACCAACGTTTCCAATTCCCTCTTTCACATTGTTACGAGCCTTATATACTTTCCTCTTATTACGCATCAATACAGCGATAAACGAAGCAGCCGAGGGATCAACTACTGTTCCTTTAATTGGCAAATCACCAACGAATTCCTCATAGTCTTCGTAGTATTCCTGATCTGTTTTCTGCTTCTCTGCATCACGGCCACTATAATGGTACTCCTTGATTTTGTACCACACTTCTTTGTCGCCTTCTTCAATACATTTCCCCCATAATCCGTACGCCATAGCGTTCTGCGTACCGTAGTCGCAAGAAACATAATACTCAACGTAATTACGATCTACTAGATCAACTTTGTGCACTTCTTCCTTAAACATATCAAATACAAGACCTGAAGCAGCTGCCCACAATCCTAAAATATATCGTTTGAAGAAGACACCGCTATATAACTTGTAATAACGTTGTTTTGTCTTCTTAGAAAGGGATAAGTTATCATCCATAGTAAAGCGAACATGCAGTAAATTCTTTTCCTTGCGCTTGTCGAGCCATTCCAACTTAAACCAGTGATATGGACCTGCCGGATTGCAGTTGAACCATATTTTTGAGCCCTCTACTGAACAACGACCTGTCGCCTGATCTACGAAACTCCGAACCATCAGCGCTACCTCATCAAAGAAGCATCCAGCAAGGGTAATTCCTTGAATTAAGTCCTGAGAACTTTCATCCTTACCACCAAAGATGTAAAAGAAATTAGTAACTCCATCCTTAGTAATTGAGAGCATATTTTCACTTCTATGATCTTTAACCTTATAACCACGAGACTTGAGCATTTTTTTAAGCGGCGTTATAACGTTACGACGATGCGAACCAATCGTTTTACCACACATACCGAAGTTCTCACCTTCGAATGATTCCATTGCCCACATAACATAGGAAAGAGCCATTGACACTGTTTTTCCGGCACGAATAGAACCATCGCAAATAATCCCGTCATAATCTTTAACGGGACTGTTAGGCTTCCACCAGGTTAATACTTTCAACTGCTTCTTGGAGAATGGTTTAAATTTAAAGGGGGCAGGTTTCTTTTTACGCTTCGGAATCGTCGTCATGGTCATCCCACACTTCCTCTACCTTTCCTTTTAGCGCCTCTTTGAAACCATCGTCTTCATACTCTTCGCCATCTTCTCCCTTAATACGAGCAGTGTCAGCTTTCGTTTTTTCAATGTTAACTTTCATCTGCTCTAACTTCAATCGTCTCTCATCATCAGCATTTGCTAACTTATTGAACCTCTCAATCATAGAGGATAACGCTGTCATAGCGCGTGAATAAGCTGTAAGTAAATTAGCTTGTTTATCCCATGCAAACTGCACTGTGTACGCGTCTCCATTCAGTGATTCGCTAATCATCTCTTTTGACATATCGTTTTGACTGCGAACATGCATAATACGTTGTGAATTAAGGATATTGAAGTATTGCAGTTGAATAGAGTGGAATAGCATATCTAATTCAGTATGATTTTGTATTTCATCTAGCAATTCCATTGCATGCGGATCGTCACTCGGGATTATCTTCCTAAACAATCCATGCGTCATAGCGTTATGGTTCCCTTTTGGCGGGCCATGCCCTACTGCATTCTTGTTCCCATACTTAGGATTCTTGTTTCCCGGATTACCCACTGCATTCTTATTCCCAATGGGTGCACCTGTTTTCTTGGTTTGGGTGCATCCTTTTTCGTCTTTTAGGTGCACCCCTTTTCGATTCCAGCCATGCCTTTTTCTCCAGGATTTAATTGTGTTAATACTAACCTCATATTTCTCAGCCAGTTCCTTATACTTCATACCTTGCATGTAATCTTCTTGAGCTAACTTGTGTTTTTGTTTCACTTCATATCACCCACCACCTTCTATATAATAGGAAGAAACTCGTTATAACTACCCCTTATGGTAAATCTTAAAATACTTATTGTTTGTATTGTTTTATTGTTATATAATATTTAACGTCTTTACTTATGTGCGATTACGATATATCGGAATTAGAAAAAGGGATCTTTCGGGATTCCTTTTTTCTATACAAAATAAAAAAGCAGCAGATTAGCTACCTAGCCATATTCCCCCACCTAACAGTAATTGCTTTAAATTATCTTATTACATCCAATCATTTTAAATCTATCTATAAATATATAAAATTATAAATAAGTTCTAACATTTTGAATCGAGGTGAAAATCATGAGAAATTTTAGTTCATTATTGATCTCTACTGTCTGTTCAGTACTTCTTGTAATTTGGAATGCCTATTCCTTCTATAACGGATTCACAACAGGGCGCACATACTACTGGATTAATGGCATCGCATCCGTTATCTTCCTTCTATTCTTTATCGTAGACATGCGAAATATCATCAAGAAAAACTATAGAACCTCATAACAATAGGAGTTGATACATATGTGGAAAAAAATTAAGAATTATAGATTGAGCTTAAAAGATTTAAAGTTCATGTTATGGTTATTCGGTATTACATGTTTTATATACGGCTACAATTTCATTACAGGATTAGCTTTTGACCACAAATTCCAAGTCTATTATTTAGGTGGCACTATAGCGACATTCGCCACATTTATGGATACTAAGAATAGGATTAAAAATAAAAATTATAAGACTGCGTAATGTAAAAGGGATCCTTCAGGGTTCCTTTTTCTATGCAAAATAAAAAAGCAGCGGATTCGCTACTTTCATTTCTTCCAATCTTTAAAGTCTTTATATTTCTTTTTATAAACTTTTTCGCTTACATTATCATGCCACTTATTGTCTTGCTCATCTCTACCATCTTTGAAGTTGAACTCGCTTATATCACCGTTTACATTTAGCCATTCTGGATTATTAAAAGCATATCGATAAATAAACATCCTAGCTTTTTTTAATGAATCGAATTTTTCTTTAAATAGAATAAATTCATCATTTTTATATCTTATTACTTCATATACTCCATTTTCTTTATCTCCTCTTGTTTCGAAATACGGTTTAGTAAAACGATCCAACTTCTTCATCTCTACATCCCCTTTCTAATTAGATTCATTATACAAAATAAAAGAGGCTAATTTAGAAAGGTTTCATACTTTTTTATAACAAACCTTGTTCTTTCGCTCTCTCATAAAGAACTGTACGACTTACACCAGTAACTTCACATATCTTTTTTACTGTAAACTTATTCGTCTCTCGATTCGCAAGCAAATCTAAAGCATGTTCCATATTAGGATTATCATCGTCATATTTCTTAGGGCGCCCTTTATAAACACCACGTTCTTTGGCTAGTTCAATCCCCTCTCTTTGTCGCATTCGAATCAGGTCACGCTCTAACTGATTAACACCAGCCATGACAGTAAGTAGGAAAGTGCTGTATGGATTTTCACTTGTTGTATCTAACCAAGTATCTTTTATCGATTTAATCGATGCACCTTTTCCTTTAATTGTTTCTATAAGCTTGAATAAATCTTGAGTACTCCTACTAATTCGAGTTAAATCTGTAACGACGACTATATCACTTTCACACAAATTATCCAACATGCGTAGTAATTCTGATCTATCGGTTGTCGCCCCACTCGTTTTCTCCTCAAATATATAATCACATCCATAATCATTTAACTGTTTGAGTTGTCTTGCTAAGTTTTGTTCCTGTGTAGATACGCGAGCATACCCAAGAATCATCTCATATCTCTCCTTCGTCCGTATAAGTGTCCGGAAATTAACTATAAGCCAATAATACCATTGTTTTTCCGTACATGTAAACAGGACGTTAAGAGAGTTATATAATAAGGGTTTTAATTATGTCTGAAATGTGAACAAAATAAGTACCGAAAGAGTAGACCTAATCAGGACGTTTAACTATCTATATTTTCGCTTAGAAATTTTAACATTCCTTATACAACATTTAAATTTCATGATATAATTTCAATCGTGAATGAGAATTACCTCTCACAACCTGTATATTGTCTTGTTATTCGCTTTCTACCTAGTAGGTTATAGCGAACGACAAGGCTTTTATTTTATGCTTACTTTTCGTTCGTTGTGTTCGTTTGTTTTGTTAGGGTTAGCGCCTAAATCCTTCAATCATAAGTAGGATGTAATAAATAACTTCATCGATGAAACCTTCAATTTTATTCTTTATCCTCTCACCCCTAACAAGTAGTCCTAGCTCTAATAAGCATCGGCTTACGATTCAATACCTGCGATTTTATTAGTGGAACGACCTTTTCGAAGATTGGACACAAAATAAACTCTACATATATCAACATCAACCCTCACCCCTTATCTTTCCTTAACAACAAACAAGACGCCACCAAAATCAAGGTAGCGCCTACGATAATTACTATAAATCGAATGAACCTTATTTACCATCACGTCATTTATTTCTTTGCTTCCATACCCCATTCTCTTTACGATAAGTATTCTTTCCATTCATGAATCCCGCTACATTACCAGGAATGCTATATTTCTTTTTTCTAGCCTTCTTCTTCATCCTCTTTTCTTCTTGAACAGCTTGCAAATCCACCTTCCATTGTTTCAACAAACCCTTTTTACGTCGCATCGAATTTGTACCCCTCAGATTGAAATATTAATCCATCAATCATATTATATGTATTTATATATAATTTTCAATAAAAAGAGAGCACCAATATCGAGGGTGCTCTCAATGTGAATTGGGCTTTATCCTGAGCATTGAATAGGACACTAAGAACTCGTCCTACTACATAATATGCTTGTCCTTATCATAATGTGCAATAAAAAAAGCACCCTCGCCCAGGCGCCAAAAGATACATATACTTTGAGGTAACTAACACGTTAGAAAAGACCCTTCCATTTCATTGTATGATGATCGCTTATCTTTATGCCTAGATGACTCATTAAATACTTTTAATGTATAATTTCTATTGGTTTAGCCATTTCTAATTCCATCCAATTCATGGTTAGTATTCTAAATAGACTCGCGATGTATTATAATCCTTTATATACCCAAGGAGGTTTACCATGCTTAATTTTCATAAAACATTCCCCATCTTAGGATTCTTTTGGTTTTTATATAGTTTTATCGGCATCATCTTTTTATTACTATTCCTTAGCGTGTAGTAACAACGCGTATAAATATATGTTTAATATGTAATTTCTATATAACAAAGAAAAAAGCACCCGTTTGGGATGCTTTTCTAGTTTCATTTTAAAAATACCTCTTTATCATCCGTAATAATTTGCTGACTCTCATCATCATTATCGATTTCTTTTCTTAAGTATTCAAGGGTAATTTCGATTTCTTCCTTATTCTCATAATAAATCCCTTTTGTGCTTTTAATTTCTTGGTCTAATTGTTTCTCTCTGTCTTGAAGCGGATTGATTTCTGCTCTTACGAAAAGTTTTTTCCTTTCCCCTTCAAACTTTTCACTCACTTTTTTTAGAATTTCAATTTTCTTCATCAGAGTAAAGGATTCAAGTTCTCTTTCTCTTTCCACTTTTACAATCGCGTTATACTTTTCTATTAATTTTTTTTCCCACTTTAATAATTCATCAAAAATATATTTATCCATCTCCTAATCCCCTCCAAATTAATTTATTCGATAAGAGTCATAAATATCCTTTTATTTGAATAAACGAATTGTATATTTGAAATAGAAAACCTAAATAGGATGTGGGAAAATAAATGAAAAATTCACTATTAGTTCAAGGCTGAGTACTCTCAACCTTCTCCAAGCCACCGCATCATGTAATTTTTCAGCTCTTATTATCTACGCGCTTTACGTTCGGTGACTGGGAGAAGACTAAGAATCTTCTCGTTTTAAGTCCGTGGACTCGAGAGCTATGGGGTAACTCTCTTATAAAGGTTTTTTAATTTATATCAAGACAGTACTACGTTTTTCCACTGCCTTACTCTAGATAACAAGATTAGTATGGGGATTTACGCGGACAGGGGAATTATCCGTCTTATTATCTAGAGTAAAGGAGTGACAAGTTCCTTTACACCCTGTTTTATCCTAATAGTAAAAATCGTGAGTAATTACTATATAAGATATTACAAGTTACGTATACAACAAGAATAGCAAGTATTGCTCACTCAATCATGAGCAACCACCCCCATTCCATTTTCAAGAAACGGTATTAACAAAGAATAAGAACGTTTATGTTCACTATCAACCCAGAGGACATAGCGGTCTCTGAGCTGACCACTAAACATAATAAGAACAGCATGACGAATGCGAGTTATCCCACACCCGCCACACTGGAATATGTCATTGTTATACATTCATTGGTCTCTTCGTCTTAACACGGGTTCTTACCGCCTTGCCCGCCCTACTATGCGGTATACATTACCGTGACATTCTCGCATAAGAACGTTTCACTTATAGGTGTACTAATCCTTTTCAATATGCGATTGTCAAAGGGCTTGTACATTAAGAATATCGTTGATTTCATTATCAAAATTCCCCCTTTTTTATCGGCTTTTTGTCGACGTTTTTAAATATAAAAAAAGCAGAATCAATTTAATGACTCTGCTCTTTTTGTATTATTTAGTTTGTCTTCTCGTATTTACGATTAAGCTTTTCAGCGACCTCCTTTAAAAAAGCTTCCTTATCTTCAGCTTCTTTGAAGTTCTTTTGGAATTTTTCCCAATGATTATTCATATTATGATCTACCCTTCCAATAGACATTCCGTTATCAGTAGGTGCCACTAAATATTTTTCAGCCCCACTTATAAGATGTAAAGGATCACTTTTGCCAAATTGCTCTTTTAAAGATAATGATACAACTGCATACTTCCCGCCTTTATATTCAGTTTCCTCAACTTTATATAAAGCATATTCATTAGTACTATCTCTCTTTCCGTGCATTTTCCATTCATTATCTTCTGTTACTTCTATAAATGTATATCCATCGCTTTCCTTGTACTTGTCTCCCTTTTTAAAAGCTACCGAAGAGCCTCCACACCCTGTAAGTAAAATCAATATACTTACAAATAAAATTGATAATAGATTCATTTTCTTAAACATACTTTAATCTCCCTATTAATATATTAAAAATAAATTACTAAAATATATTAACATACAAATATTACACAATGCACTATTTTTCTATATCTTCAAATCATACCCAATGAAGTTGCAATTAATCGAATAGCATTTTTCTTCTTATTGTAGAAATGATCTTTCTTCATTGATAACTCAGTGTAGATAAAAATATCCTTTAACTTCTCACCATTCAAATACTTCATCTTGATAATCTCTGCCTCATCATAATCTAAAACGTATTGTAAGGCCTTATCAATTTGTTTGAACTTGATATTGCTAATATGTCTTGTATTCCTTATCTCAGGAAACAGACTAATCCCCTCTTGCTGTAGCTCCACTTCATTCTCAAAGCGTGCTTTTAAGGCACGGTATTCCTTTAGGATTTTCACTACTTCTTTCTGAACCTTCTTTTCTGTCTCTCTATCGATTGTTGGTAATAAAGATAATTGTTCCATGAAGGAATCCCCCTATTTCATATTTTGGTTTTTACATTTACATTAGGTACGTGAAATTTTACTATTTCATTGTTGAATAAGGGAACAGTGCGCATTAGTATAGCCCCCACCGTGCTATTGTGCATGGTTCCCTTATCCATTAAGCCTTTAATAATTTACGTTTCTTAGTAGCCATCTTCTCTTTTGCTACTTCGATGTTATTCGCTACTCTCTTATGGTCCTGATCAAATTGAATCATGCTATCAAACATAACTGGAGTTACCGCTTCATCAATGTATTGTAAGTAATCTACTGGCGCTCTCTCTGTCTGATCTACAAGATATCCATAAACATCAAAATCTGCTCTCGGTATAGACTTCTTGCCCTTCGGTTGATGGGACATCCTTACATAAGATTGAATGATTGATAGTGGTACTGCAAATACTGAATTATCCTTACTAAACTCTATAAGAAAGAAGCATATTGCTCCCATCTTTTCTGCTTTCTCCAGATAATCCAATTGATGCTGCGCAATGTTCTTTAAATCAAAACGTGTGTCCTTCTCTGTGGATTTAGCTTCAAACGCTATAGCTCGTCCTTTATACACGCCGTCATAGTCTACTGTACTTTTAGCTTCATAGAATCCATTTAGTACACGGCCACCTTTACTTTTTAACACTTTCACAGGAGTCGGACGCTTGTTTATAAGCGCCACCTCCCCTCTTTGATACATTTCGTTTGCTAGATTGATAAGCATTTCAAATGCCATTCCACGGTTTCCTAGTCCCATTGTTATTCCTCGCTTTCTATTAAAAAGATTAATTTTGTTTAAATCTTCCTTAAATCGTATCACTATTGATTAACCTCAAATATTTTTCCTGTATAATACAATTAAGTAATTAATAGGAGTGTTATTCATGCCAGATATATTAAGACTCGTTATCTTTATTGTTGTTGCAATTGGTGCAATCATTAACTTATACCTAGAGTTTAAAAAGCCTAAAAAAAGTATATTCTCAATAATTTTTCTATCGATACTCCTTATTGGAGCCTCAGGATTAATTAAAGATATTTTATCTCGACTTTTATAGATGAATAAAACTCAATATTTCGTCAATAATATAAACAACATGATAGTTTCTCCATTCCCCCTTGGAGATGAGCAGTTAGCTTTTGCTAGCTGCTCTTTTGTGATTCATCATCACATTATGATGAAGTGGTCATATATTATCTCGAAGCAAAAAACCCTAATTTACTTTTCAGTATCTCACTTTTTCCTTAAAGGGCACTTTATAAAGTGCTCTTTTTGGTTTTAAACTAATACAAAATGAAATTTTTATAATAAACCTTCAATCTTTGCTATCGCTTCAAATATTGGATAGATTTGCTGAGGCACAACCGCATTTCCTAAGAATCTCAATCTATCTTCGTCCAATCTTGTGGCAGTCCCATCATCCATTCCACAAATTGCGGGTTGATTTTCTTCCCAATATATTCTGGAAAGTGTTCCCCGATTGATCCTGGTAGTGTTTTTCCGTGCTTCCCGTTTGCTTCTGAAGGGCACAACTCGCGGATCGGCTTGTAATTTTGACTTGTCGTTGGAGTGGCCAATAATAAATGTCCGGTATCTTTGATGTGGCGCGCCGACACTGACAGCCGGTAATACGAATGTCCTTGTCGAGTAGTCTTCTTCTTCCAAGTCGAAGAGCACAGTGTCCAAGCCCATTGTGACGTGTCCAGCAACATTTTCTCCAACAAACCAAGTGGGTCTGAGTTCTCTAATGAGTCGGAAGACTTCTGGCCATAACCATCTTTCGTCTTCTGCACCTCTTCGTTTGCCAACAAGACTTTCTCCCTGACAGGGATACCCTGCTGAAATAACTCCAATTGAATCAACGTCAACACCTCCATCTATTAATGATTGTTTCGTAAGTTTATATAAATCCGGGAAAATAGGCATGTTAGGATAGTTCTTTCTGAGCACCTTCTGATTGAACTCTTCTATTTCGCAAAAGGCTACTGTTTCAATCCCAGCCCAATCCGCTGCCATGCTTACTCCTGCAATTCCCGAACATAGATCCAACATTTTCATATCCTATTCCCCTTTGTTTTAAATAGCGTTTTTGTTAAAATTTCACTTCAATCTAATTCATTTATGGTATAATCTGTATAATTTATTTTTTCAAGAAAGGCTAAAATAATGAGAAAATACTTCGGTTTCATTTCAATGTTTTTAACTTCAATCTTATTTTTTAGTTCATTTTCCAGGTATGTACACGTTGATCTTTTAACTTGTATTTTTATACTATCTATCTCAATTGTCTTAGCTATTCTTGCTCCAAAAGGAGATACAGCGAAAAAAATTACTTTTGCTATGTTAATACTGTTAGGTATTTTAATTGCTTGCGTACTAATTATTGCTACTATTATTGGCGCGGGAATGGCTGAAACACATTTGAATAATCACAATTCCCTCAAATAATATTTTTTCATTTCCATTACACTCAACACGTATAGACAACTATATATTTAAATGTTAAAATATTATTGTGATTCTCATATAGAGTCACATACGACTTTTTCTCTGTTTATGGGGCTCTTACGTAGTTGTAGGGGCCATTTTTTATTAATTTTATATAAAAATCTTAATATACATTTGTATAAATTATTAGTTAAGTGTTAAAATTCCATATATACTCCTTAGGGAGTTCTCATGTAATTAAGCAAGAGTTTAAAAATTCTCGAATCTTAGCCCCTTGGAGCGCCCTCCAAGGGGCTGCAACAATTAAAATATCGTTTTTGTTCACTTTTTTGATACATTTACGAAACATTCATGTGTTATCTTCAGTAGGTTCTATTCTTTTTATAATACCGTGTGAAGTATACCAAACCGAGAATCCCTAGTCCCCTAAGCCTAGGGATTCTTCATTTAAATACGGATTTTATGCACTTTTATTCTTTTTACAAACTATTATATTTATTATACGTAATATATTAATTTATTTTATAATGTCATTATGAAACATCACGTGTTTCAAATACAACATTTTTTGATGGCCTCTTATCTTTCCGTAAGGGGTCTTTTTTTATAACTATTTTGTTTGATTTCCTTACGTTATATCCTTAAATTAGGATATAATGAAGTGTACAGTTACAACATTTTATTATTAGGAGGTATAATTATGTCATTTGCAGCATGGAGTATACTCTTACCAACTTTAATCGGTGCAATGTCTGGTGCGATTTTTGGTATAATTTCTTCTCGAAATAAGATCAAAAATCCAAATTAAAAGCTTAATAATAAGATTTAATAACTACTCTATTGGCAGCTGATTCAGCCTTGAGTTTTCAGCTGCCATTTTCTATTCAAATAACGCTTTGGTTAAAAATTTGTAAGTTCAGTTTGTTCAGTCGTATAACGTGTTTCCTTGTCCTGCTTATACTTTTTTGTTAACTCTTCCACTTTTTTATTTGCTTCCGTTAATGTTGGATACGCCCCCATTAGTACACACTCGTTTTCCCCTTCAATAACCGCTTTGACTACAAAAATTTTCATTATTAATCCCTCGTTTCTTTACAAAATTCAAATTTGATTTTACTTTACGCCCGTTGATCCGAACCCGCAAACGCCACGTTCACTAACCGATAGTTCGTCCATTTCTTCAAAATGAGCTGTTTCCACTGGCGCTATGACACCTTGAGCAATACGAGTCCCTCGTTCAATTACATGAGCTTGCATACTTGTCTCTTTAGGGACTTCAATGTTATCAACTAGAACACCAACCTCTCCTCTAAAACCACTATCTACAGTTCCAAGAACCACGCGTATCTTTGTATCACGCGTCATACCGCTACGCGGACGCACCTGCAATTCGTTTCCTGGTGGAATCTCAAAAGCTAATCCCGTTGGTACAACCTTTGTTTCGCCCGGCCATATAATTATGTCCTCTGCTGCTACTAGATCAAAACCAGCATCGAATTCCCGTGCATACTTTGGTAAAACCACATCTTTCAATCGTTTAATTTTCACTCTTAACTTCATTTTGTTCCGCTCCTTATAAATAACTTTCCAATTTCTCTTTTCGATTCTTCAACTCTCCCAAAGAAATCTTTGTCTTCTGTCTTTCGCCATCCATCATGACTAGGTGGTATTCCAAATTACGTATCTCATTTTCTACAGCTTTAATCTCACTTTGCACTTGCACCGCAGTTTCTTTTTTCATTACTTTCTTCCCTTTGCTTCGCTAATTAACTTCGTGATCTCGTATACACCGTTCTCTACTTTCATCATTCTTGATACACTCCTTTTATTAGATTCCACAACTCTTGTTCAGTCATCTCATAAAGTTGTCGCCCTGTCTTTTCTTCTTTATAAATTCCCTTTTGTAGTAATACATCGATGTAGATTTGTTTCCTGTCCATGCTACCTCCTAGCTTCTTTTCTTCGCAGCTCTCCTTATAGGTGTAGTCGCTGCCCTTTGTGGATTCCATCTATTTATCGTCATGGCGCTATGCCTCCTAATCCAAATTCATGATTTCCTCTAAGGTTCTATCCGAAATATAAGTAGTAATGATTTGTATCTTTCCGTATTTCTTTTTAGCCATTTCTATAGCTGTGCCCTCGGACTTCGCCTCAAACCAACGAAGCTTCCACTTCTCGTCTTTGTCGTAAAATTCTACTGAATACGTCATAACGCTATTACTCTTCAAAAATCTTTCCGCTGTACTTGTTGCGCTATAATCAAAACTTCCTACTACATCCTCCAGTGTTAGTTGTTTCATGCCCCTAACCCCATTGGACGAGATTTAATTTTGTTCTTATCTGCCTGATCCATGATTAGTGCGGCGATTTCTAATTGATGCCTTCCTAACTCTTTTGCTATTTCAAGAATATCTTTATCCTCATCCCACATTTCTCGTAATCGAATCACTTCACTTTCATCAAACAATAAGTCCAACTCTTCTAAAGCGATATATAAGTTACGACGCGATTTCTTCATGTACCTTCCCTGTTGCAACGCCATTGTGTAATTCTCCTTTTCCAAATCCGTTCCAAGTCGTGGCATCCCATTTCCCCTCCAGTTGTAATTGATAAATTTCTCTTAGTTCCGCCATAACGGCATGACGTCTTCTATCCACTTCTTCAGTACTACGATTCCCTGCTTCGCAAATACACGGCGCAAATTGATAGCAGCCATTCCCCATATCGTTTCTAATTACTCCCGTTCCTTCACATGCGCACATTTCAATTCCCCCTTGTATTCAAATGACATTTTCGTTAAATTGCTATTTTACTAATCTGTAGGATTTTTTTAGTTCTTGATACAGTTCTTCGATTAAGTCAACTGGAACATATCCATATACAGTGCTTTCATACTCTTCAATTTCTTTTAATCTTTTAAATTCAGGTAATAAGTTTGTTACAGTAACAAACCCCCCGTTCTGAATTAACCCTAATTCCATCTCCGAATAATCATCTAATTCAATGGTTTCTCTAGGTGTACAATAATGTCCATAGCTTGCTTGTATGCTTAATACAATATCTTCACCAAATACCAAACCTTTCAATACTCTATAATGATTAAGTTCACTCATAAGTGGAATATTAGATAATTGTTTTCCGAACATTTTACTATCAGCTATTTCTTCTAATCTTTTTAAAAATTCCATCTCTCATTCCCCTTTTAACAAAATTTATATTTAAAATGGTAATGCTTTTCTTCTGTAATCCTTCGTATCTTTGAAAACAATCGCTCTAAAGTTATTGAAGATACGTGATACAATTCGTTCATCATATGCACCTTCTAGGCGCTCTCCTGTAAGGTTTGTCGTAAAGATAGTAGATTTGCCTTGCCTTCCATCAAAAACATCGAATAACACTCTATTAATGAAGTTTGTTGCTTTCGTATTGGCATCTAATGCACCTAATTCCGCTCCCAAATCATCGACTATTAAAACTTCCGCTTTTACTAAACTTCGAATGATTGAATCCTCAGTTAAGGAGGAATCCTTGTTAAATGTACTTTTAATCTTCCGTAGCAATTCACCAACTGTGACGAAGACAACTGATATCCCCGCACCTGCAAGTTCTTCTGCTATAACGTAAGCAAGATGTGTTTTCCCCGCTCCACAATTCCCGGCCATAATAGTGTTAAACACTTTCTTATTGAGATAATCCGTTGCAATGACCTTTGCGAGTTCAAGGTTCTTCGCTCCTTCCTCGCTAGTAGGTTGATAGTTATCAAAATTAGCTTTCTTAATATTGCTATCGGCAATCATGCTTTGTTGATGGAACATGACTTTCTTCTCATTTGCTCTATCCGCATCGTATTTCGCTTGTTCTTGCTGCTGAAGTTTATTACTTTCGTTTTCAAGGAAGCATCGAGGGCAAACAACTTGTCCACCGAACTTCATCTTATTCATGCCATGCTTATCACACACATCAGAATCCATAGTCATATTGACCCTTTTGGCTATATCGGTTGGTATTGCTGCCGCTGCTCTCTGCATTGTTTTGCGCTCCTTTTTTAGATTTCATTTGAATAGTTAGTTGATCAAACTTTTCACGTAGCTTTTTAGGAGATAAGATATTCCCTTGCCAGAATGGATCTGCTTGGCACCAATCAATAACATCTTTGATCTCTTGTAATTCACGGTTATCTTTTTCGCGCATCAACCTAAAGTCATTAGACCAAGTATCGAAGTTAGGCTCTTTTTGTTTAGGGTTATTACCCTTAATTTTTTCAAACAAATACTTCGCCCCGTTGATGTCGCAAGTTTCAAACTTGTGACGAGAAGTCTTTTTTTCTTTTTCTTTTTCTTTTTCTTTTTCTTTTTCTTTTTCTTTTTGTCCCCGTATCGTTAACGTATCGTGGGACGTATCGTCAAGATCCGCATAAACACTGACTTTTTGTACTAACGAGGTGTTTTCTGTTCGTTCTAGCACCAATCGTACTAACGACAAATCTTTAATACTTTTAAGCTCTTTCTTTATGCAATCCTCAATCGGCTTGCCACCTTTGTTAAGGTTGTATTTTCCCCAGTTAAGTATGCAAAGTTCTCTAGTTTCTTCGTTATAAACCACCAAATTATGATGATTAATAAAGCGATCCAATAAAGATTTTGCACTTTCGATTGAGTAACCCAATTCAAAAGCCATTTGTTTTCTAGTTATCTGATAAACTCCAATTTGGTTTGTATGCTCATTAGTCATTAGATAGAGGTAAAAGTATTTATCCTCTGGCGTCATCTCTTCTGAAACTCTTGCATCTGACCAGAATGAAGTTTGTACGTGTCTGTATTTCGCCATTTAGTTCACCTTCTTCATCCAACATTCATAGCTCACGTTGTCTTCCATGCCAGTAAACCGAACCTTTTCTCTTCCCCTGAACTTACCTTCATGATAAAAAGTTCTTTCTGCCCTATATATTCGCTTGATTGGCGTTACATAGTCATAACCCCGTTTTTCTAAATCCCGAACTGCTATTAACATCTCTTTCATCGATCCACGCCTTACAGGTATCTTAAACATCACGCATTCGCCCTTTCGCATACCGCTATGTCGCCTTGAACCTTAATTACTTTGTATCCTGGATAGCGATCGGGAGTAATGTACTCAATCGCCTTTACTCTTGCTTCTTTTTCATTCCGTGCGCCCTTCCACACCCACTTCGGAAGGACGACTTTAGATTGATTTTTGTCTAACATAGGCTTAGCATCTCCTTAGTTTGTTTGTTCTATTTTTTCAACCTGTTCTTGTTCTTCGATTTCAGAAGTTTCTTTTTCAGCCTGTTTAACCCACTTTGTTGATTTCTTAAGTACTTCTTCAGCTTGTTTTAATGTCAATTCGCCAACTTCTTTAATACTTAAGTGTCCTTTAATCGTGTCTTCATCCACTTTTCGGAGAGTAGCTAATTTTTTTATGTTTAATTTGATTGCACCAACTTGTTGAGCAGTAATCATTTCCTCATGGATCTCTGGTAAATCTTCCCCTGCATAGATGTATAATCCTAACCCATGAAGTGCAATTGCTTTTACTAAGCAACGTTGAATACTTGTGTTAATGTCAAAGCTGTTAGGCTCTGCAATTGGCTTATTCTGATTGTTAAGTATTGGGTGAATTTGACTTAGTGGTATTCCTTGTACAGTTACTTCAACCTCTACAAAGTAACCACAATCTGTTTTGAGGTAAGGCGCTCCATTAAATCGTTTTACTTCCCATGTTGCTGTTGGATCTACCTCACGAAGTTTTTTAACTGCCCATGCCCATGATAAATAGTTAAAGCGCCCTTTCTTTTCAACATGTTCCGTGCAATCTATTTGAGCTAATTTAGAAAAGTAATTTTCAATTGTCATATGAATCTTCCTCTCCTCTAAAATGGTGATATTTCTGTTTGTTTACTAACTTCATATATTTCCGTAAGTGCCTGTAATCCGTATTCATAAGCTACAACCATCGATGCAGCGTTAGGTTCTTTACTTTGTTTATATCGTTCAACTAAACTCTTCATAATTTGAATTTCAGCTTCAATTTTGTTTTGTAGGCTCATCTTATTCACCTGCCACTTTCATAATTGAATGATCAACTACATACTCTTCAACACATTCCGTTGAGTTATGTATGTAATCTCCATCAAAGTCCAAATACTCTTCACCTAAATAAATCTCTTGAGAACACCCTTCGCAATTTCCGATAGAATCATTGGCTGATGAATCATGATGATTGCCAATTAACATTGGATTTTCAATTGAGTTCATATCTTTTCCCCCTTTAGTCATTAGAAAATTGAAAGTATTTTTTTCGAGCTTCTTTGACTGCCAATTCTGCTTCATCAAGACTTTTGAAGCTTTTGTAAAAGATACTTTTTCCTTCTGAATGCACTTGCGCGACGTAACAATTTCTTCTTGTATCAAAGAAAACACCACGTACTCCGGTTTTATTATCTATTTGAGCTTCTCTAAGATTTTGTTTATTTTGCGCTTGTGTTACCACCCTTAAATTTTCTTTTCTGTTATCTAATCCGTTCCCGTTGATATGATCTACCACTAAACCCTTTTCTGGATTCATTAGAAATCGATGTAGATCAATATTTCCCCATTTATCGCCTTTTTTTATTCTTGCTGTTGCGTAATGGGTATGACTTCTAGCCGGTTTATATACTGACCATGTCTTTTTAAAATCTAAAAGTTTCTCCAGATCTTCCGTATCAATTAAGATTTCTTGCCTTCCATGTGTCTTGCTTACCACATGAACAACCGTGGCATCACAGTAAATTTCGTAGTTATTTTTCATACGTTTCATTCTTCCTTCCTCCTTATTTACTGAGGGAAAACTTATGGTATAATAGGTGTAGCTAATTTTAGGGAATGTTTTCTCTACAGCGCTCGATGCCGTCGAGCGTTTTTTCATTTTTAATAGATAACTACCTAACAATCTGTTAAAATTTAGTTACCGATATGTGTATCAACTCGCCTGTGCTTCTGTACGGGCTTTTTTGATGCTTTCGCGCATCGGAATATCCAGGAACCGTTTTATTAGGTGGGGCATTCTATTTGATTCCTGAATATTACAACAAGCGAAGGCTTGTCCTATTAACTTTGTAAAGACGTCATTACAAACATAATCCCTTATAGCTTCTATGGATTATCAACTTTTTTCATAATTTTTATCCTTGTTTTTTACATTCATAATTTCGTAACATCTTTATATAATGTTTTATTGAATTTTGTGTTAAACTTATAACAATCCAAGAAGTCCTTTACTTTTAGAATCGATAATTCTTCAATACCCTTAGTCTTGCCCTACATCCCCTGTAGGGCTTTTATCATTTAGCTAGAGTGATATACTTCTTGTATGTTTCCTCAACCTTATCTGCGCCGTTATGTACACCATTCGCTCTTAAATCCTTTATGATCCACAAAATTTTCTTTCGTTCGTATTCATCTCGCTCCTGTTTATCCATTACTGTTCATCCTTCATAAACCTTTTGTCTATCCGATCCATCAAATAAATGAATCCTGCTACTCCGATAACTAGAACCAATATCATGAAATGTGAGAATGTGCTTTCTTCCATCATTTAAGCCACCTCCCTACCCGATAGGTTTTGTATCTTTGATACATTTAGTATCATCGAAATCATTAAAAATGTCTGGGAACAACTCTGTCACCCTGACATCGAAAAAGCTTTGATATATCTTCATTGTCTTGACACTAGGGTTCCTTTCGCCTTTTTCTATCTTACGAATAAATATAGTTGATAAATTTAAAGCTACAGCTAGATCTTCTTGTGTTAAATTCCTTTCTATACGTTCATTTATAAGTCTTTTTCTCATTTCATCACCTACTATCAGATACATTTTGTATCATTAATTGTAGTATATTTGATACAAAATGTATCGTCAATCATTTTTGATACATTTTGTATCTTTTTTATTAAAATTCTTTAAAGTGATACAATTCGTATCTATAATGAAGGTATACTAATAATTATTGATACGGTGCGAGAGGGGATTATTTATAATGACATTTGGAGAAAAGTTAAAAGAGTTGAGAGGTAGCAGGACTCAGGAAGAGGTTGCTAAAGGTATTGAAATATCTAGAGCTAGATATTCTCACTTCGAAAATGATCGTAACGAACCCGACTTACAACTAATACAGAAAATAGCTGACTATCATAAAGTAACTACAGATTACCTATTAGGACGCTCTGAAGATTCACGTTTAACAAAAGAAAACGATGAAAAAACAACTGAAATGGCTAAGAGGCTTGAAAAGTTAATCGCGGAGTTAGGGGATACAGACCAAGACAAGGCATTAGAACACTTAGAAATGTTTGTTCAATATCAAAAAGCTAAAAATACTGGCAAATAACAAAAAGACTATCCTATATCGGAAGTCTTTTTTCTTTATGTTCTATTCTTCTTTATATGTACCTAGTGTTGCTGATTCAAGTAATTTCTCAACATCATCACTTCCATTCTTTAATAACCATTCAATAACCGCCTCTTTTAATAATTGCTCTTTTTTCATTCCTAATTCCCCCTACATCCCTATTTGTTTGTATTTGTTTGTATTTTTTTGGTATTTATTCTGTTTTTATAGAATCTAAAAAAAACAGAATATCTCCAGAAACCACGAATGCGATCACCCTCAAAGGATGATCGCATTTTTATCTATCATATATGAAATTTATATATCACTAATTCTTACCAGCCACCTGGATCTTGTGAATAAAGAACGATTGGCTGTTCAGAAGCTGCTTGTTTTGGTTGTTCTTTTGGTGCATTAGAAGAGTTTAATAAAAATCCTCCCAATACCGCTAGCATAGGTATAATCACTAAAAATTTTTTCATGTTTATTTCACCTACCCTTAAAGATAATTTCACCATTTTTTTAAGATAAACCCAAGTATGTTTTAGGTATTTTCGAATAAAATATATCACCTTGTTGCAATAAACTTTCGTGTGCTTCTTTCATTAAAGATTCACTATCTAACGCCATTGCTAAGTAGACGGTTTGTATAGCACTTAATGAACCGTTTTTGTTTTTTAATTCCATTAATATTTGCTCTGCTTCTTTTTTGAATCCTTGTCGAATTTTCAAAAATGCCATTTCTGCTGCATGGATTTCATTTAACGTATCTAACTCTTTCACATGATATATTTTTAAAAATGAAAGTGTGTATTGGAACATTTCCTTCTTTTCTTTTACACCGACATAATTCAAATTCTGTAACACTTCATAAGCTTTGAATAAATATTTTTTTGATTTCTCGTAGTCTTCGAAAATATAGGATTCTCCTAATTTGAAATAAGCCATAGCTTGTGGTAATAAGTAATACGGGTTAAGTTTACATACACTTAATATCTCATTACATCTATTTCGTGATTCTCCTACGTTACCGTTTCTTAAAAGAAGAACTGCTTCAGCTTCTTTCAAACGCAAATCAAATGTTTTTTCTATGAACTCATTTGATATTTCTTTAATATTATTCTGAATTTCAGCCATTTTATTAGAAATTAAATCGTGATTTCCAGTTTGATATAGTAATTGACACAATAACAAATCAATTAGGACTTTCATTTCCAAACAACTTATCTTTTTGTTTTTTTCTCGCATCAGGTTGTAAAACTCAAGTAATTCAATCTTTTCAGTGAACCTCTTATGAATCAAATCATAGATATTAGACCATTCCCTATTCACAACAGTCTTCGATTCTTTCTCTTGTTCTACGATTTTTTTTAAGGAATTAAAATCACCACGTAATGATAAGTACTCCATTATTTCTCTTTTGTTTTTAGGTTTTGCAACTTTCGCATACCTAGAAATGAATTCACTTTCTGTTTTCGTTCCTTTATTTAGCAAAGCTAACGATGTTGAAAGATATGAAAAACGCATCTGCCTTCTCCCTTTAAACACGTCAGATACACCACTTGGAGATATCCCCCAACAAGAAGCTAATTTACTATTTGTAATTCCAGCTAAACATAAATCACCTTTGAGACTGCTTAATAATTCTTGCACGATATTGTCCCCCTTATCGGAACAAAAAGACACGTTATACCCAGTTTTTAACTTTCAAAGGAAAACGCGTCACTACATTCAAAAGATGTGTTATAATTTATGTAAGACTTGCAGTAAGTGTTTTCCCTAGCGCAATTAGGGAAAGCGGTGTAAGAGTGTTAGCGCACTACTTATACACGCTGTGAGTCTTTTTTATGTCCGTTTATTTTATTATTTTCATAATATCATATTTTTGCCAAAATTCAGTCGTATGGTTATCAGAAAAATGTTGAGAAAGTTTGAAAATAGCTTTATATCAATACTTTATCAAGCTTACGGATGAAGATATGCAATAGTGCATCTTTCTATATAAGGTACCCATATACATGTTTTACCGTATTAACCACGAGAGCTACGTCTCTCTTTTTTCATTTGTAATTTTGGATACAATTAAAATAATTAAGAAATGTATAGGGTACCCATCTGATTTTAATCACTGAAGAAAACATATTCATTACATATATTGAAATTTACTATTATCTAACAAAGAGAACATACCATTTAGAATTAACTGACTCTACTTATCAAAATAAACTAAAATTAATGTATATTTTATGATAAATTTATATTATCAAGTTCAAATACTTCTATAACCATAGTCAATTCAGAACTAGTACCTAATTATACCTTTTTCTAATTAAATTCATTTATATATATGAGTAAAATACAAAAGGAGATTAAAAATGAAGCGTTTTATCGATGATCTAAAAAAACACACTGCTGCCCCTTTTTTATTTCTAGGATCAGGATTTTCAAGAAGGTATATAGGTTCTCCCAAATGGGATGATTTATTAAAGGAATGTGCTTCTTGGACTAATAGAAATTATAAACAATATGTATCAAAGATCAAAGATGTTCAAAAAGATGATCCAATGTTTTTACCTCATATCGCAAAATTAATAGCTGAAGAATTTGAAGATATATGGTGGAATAATGAAGAATATGCTGCTATAAGCAAAGAAAACGAAAATAATATTGAAAATTATGCCTCTCCTCTAAAAATTGCTACAGCACAATACTTAAGCGACTTTAATTTCATAAATACTCCTCAAGTAAAAAAAGAAATAAATGCCTTAAAGAAATTAACAATTAATAATTCTATAGACGGAGTTATTACAACTAATTGGGATTGTTTAGCTGAGGAGATATTTGAATTTGAAAGATTTATTGGACAAAAAACATTACTATTTTCTAATGTACTTAATGTAGGGGAAATATTCAAAATTCATGGGTGCATCACAGAGCCTAATTCTATGATATTTGATGCAAATGATTATAATTCTTTCAATAAACGCAATCATTATTTAGCCTCAAAATTAACAACAATTTTTATTGAACATCCAATTATTTTTATAGGTTATTCTTTAAGAGATAGTAATATTAGAGAAATTCTCAATGCTATAATTTTTGGTATTGGTGAAGAAAACCTAAAAACATTTGGAAAAAGAATCTTCTTTCTTGAGTACGATTTCGAAGACGGTGAATTCATCTATACCACTATGCCAGTTGATTTACCAGATGGCACACTTGAAATTACTTATATAAAAACAAATGATTTCATTAGTGTTTTCGAAGCAATTGGACAAAATGAACGTAAATTCTCAGCAAGATTAGTACGGCAAATGAAATCTTATTTATATGAATTGTTAATTACTGATGATCCTAAGGATCAGATATATATAGCAACAGATCTAGACAATACTGCCGATTTAGAGAAAGTGCAATTTGTCTACGGTGCTGGTATTATAGAAAAACTATCAAATATTGGATATAGCGTGATACCTAATGACGAACTTTTAAAAGATATAGTCGGCTTAGGCAAGAAAAAATATGACTATCAAACAATAGTTACAGAAACATTATTAACAGCTAACAAACATCATGTACCAGTACATTACTTTATACATAAAAGTAAATTAGATATATCTTTAATTGATAAAAAAATTATAAACAGAAGAGTTAAAAATCACAAATCACTATTCGCATCTAGAATCGATGCAGATAATATTAACGATACATACTCTTCAATTACAGATTTAATAGATAAATTAAGCATTGAAAAAGCTCTAGAATATTCCCTATACATTTATCCTAATAAAATTGATATAGATGTATTAAAAAATTTAATTATATCCAATATAGATATACTGGAAAACGGGAAATCCCAAAATAAAACAAATATACGAAAATTGATAAGATATTATGATTGGCTAAAGTATGGAAAAGAAACAAAATTCAAATTACAAGCAAATAGAACAAGACAAAATAAAATGTAATTCTTTAAACATTACATGAGTACAAGGACTATATACCTTGAGAGGGAAAAATATTAAGAACTGCTAACGATTCGTAATAAGTTGAAAGAATCAATACATATGCCAAGGGGAACTTCCTGTTACATTTTGATTTGTGAGATGAAAGATTATGAGTTTAATAAATATAAAGAAGTTATGGAGAAAATAGTGAAGTAAGCAGCAGCACCCAAAAGAGTGCTTTTGTTATTTTAATTTTGGAGGCTATCATGACAAATACCGAACAATACATGAAACGTGAAACAACAGGTCTTCATACACCTGCTGTAACTAAAATAAAGAACTTGGCTGAGTACATAGATTTATTCTCTAGTGGGGAATTTACAAATTATTTATTTAGAGGAGAGCCAACCAATTATCATGAAACCTTCTCTTCAGGATTAAGAAATACAACACCCCCTGGTTATAGATCAGAACAAGGAACTAAAAACGCAAATACCTTTCTTAATATGCAAAAAGAGTTTAAAAAAGAAGTTTGGTACAAATTAACACCTGATGAACGTACTCATTTTTCGGCTTTTTCTCAACATCATGGGATTCCAACAAACCTCATTGATGTAACTACCTCACCCCTAGTAGCATTATATTTCGCGTGTCAAGATTATAAAAATCCGAAAGATACAAATGAAGAACAACTAGATGAAAAAAGAGGATTCGTATATTTGTTTAAAGATAAATTTATTGATATTACAAACACTTTAACTAAATTTGAAGATGCGAATATATTAGAAACATTTGCATCTAATAATGACGATATATTCTTAGATATGTATGGTGCGTTTTTAAGATTCGAAACAGAACATCCCGAAATATTTTATGAGTGCCTAAAAAAACAAAATGCTGATCTTCATGAACATATTAAAGTTTTCTCTATATTATCGTACTTGCCAATCATAGATGTAGATAAGTTTCCTCCTTACAAAGAAGGTCTGTATGAAATGGAATTCTTTGAACCTTGTATGAAGTTGCTAGAATTAGAGAGATTTCAAAAACTAAGTGAAAAGATACAAAATCCTTCTTGGTCAGTATTCATCTACACTGCCTATTTACAAAAAGTTTTACAAAGCATACATTACAGACCAGGGAACAAGAACGAATGGTTAAATATACTTCCTAATTTTAAATATGCTCCTATATTGACTTTTGAAAGGGGACGTAACCAACAAGGATTATTTATATATCAAAATTATCTTCAGAGTGATGAATTTATAAAGAATCCTTATATTGAAGGTATACAAAGAATTGTGCCCGATAAAGTAGTTGTCATTAACAACAAAGAAAAAATTCTTGATGAACTTAATTTTATAGGGATTAATGGCAAATTTGTTTATGGAGATTATGACAATATAGCGAAATACATAACAAGTAAATTTCAATAAAATATAGATTTTGTTCACTTTTACGATACATTTATGAAACATTCATATGTTACGTTATATAAGTCCTTTTTTAAAATCATTTTCATTCTGTCAAAAAGTCCTAGCCCCTCTAGGGATTTTTGCGTTCAAATAAAGAGGTATACCGTATTTCTCAATGCATAAAATTACTTAACATGGTAAAATAATATTCGGATGGGAGTCCAATACATATTATTAAAATTAAAGTGGTTCAAGTCGGAGGAAGGCACCTTAGGGTGTCTTTTTTTAAAAAAAATATATAAGCGCACCATCCCTTTCCTAATAGAGGCCCCCCTCATGCCTCCTTACAGGGAGAATGATAAAGTATTTTTTATTTACCCAATTACCAAGCTCTCGCATGTTTTAAATAGTTACAATACATGTATTGCTTCAATAACATATGATCATTCTTAAGAATGTCATTGAAATGTACTAATAGATTCTAGTGCAGCAAAATAAATTGTGCTATGATGTGAGCAAATATAAAGCTATTTAACGGAGGGATTCACATGCCACATGTTGTGTTTCGTGGAATTACTACTGAACAATTAAAACGCATAAGCAAGCCATTAGTAGAAGAGCTCGCAGAGATTTGTGAGTGTGGTACGGATAATTTTACGTTGGAACTACCAAGTTCTACGTTCGTATTCAATGAAGAGGAAATAGAAGCGTTTCCACTTATTGAAGTGAAATGGTTCGAGCGTGGACAGGAAATTCGTGATCGGTTTGCCAAGGCCATTACTACATATGTAATGGCTTTTGGACTTCCAGAAGTAGAGGTTGTATTTACAGTTTTCACAGAATCAGCGTATTATATTAACGGGAAGCATTGTGCGAGTTAGAGCTATTTGAAAGATTTTTGTAACCTTTATAAGGAGTAGAACCACATCGCTATCAAGCTAACAAGACAAAATAACCCCTAAAAAGAAAAAGGCGTTATTCTTTCTAAGAAATCATAGGAAAGGATGGTGTTTTTTTCTTTTTATGGATACATTCTTTTTGCTCGATGGCGATGTGGTGTTACCTCAAATATAATTATTTTATTTGTAGGTCTCTTTTAAATTTTTATCAAATCTTTTCATAGGTTTATATACAAGGACGTGTAGTGATAAACATGAGATAGTTTGTTGTAATTTTTTTGCATTATCTAAAAAAGAACTTGTAGGGATTTCTACAGTTCTTTTTGCGTTTCTTATTGTATTAGAAAAGATCCTTTCAAATATAGCAGAAACAATAATGAAGTATTGATTTCTCGTTTGCTATGTAAAATGCTAATAATTGAGTTTAATATTAAAGATGGAATATTTTATAGAAATGAGATGAAGTCGAATGGGTGAAACAAATATGCATATTAAACTTGAACAAAAACCCGAAACCAAGGAGGAGACTTCTTATATCAGACCATTACAAAGTGCAAATGTTTTGTTTAAGTTTATGAATAGAATAGAATTCCTTAAAGATATTTTATTGAAAAAGGCTATTCTACCTCGATATTACGAAGAAAAAATAGGTTACTTGAAAATTGAAGAATTGGAAAAAATCGCATTTCCTATGAGCTGTTTTTGCGATATTCATTTAAACAAACTTATACCACATATGGTGAATTACGGTTCATATGGGATTGGATTGAGTAAAAAGTGGGGTATAAGACAAGGAATTCAGCCAATTCATTATATTAATCAACACTCAAATTTACGTAAAGATTTTAGTGTTATTCTTAGTAAAGCTATTAATAATTCACCAGAAAAAAATGATGAAAACAATGACTATAATAATTATTTATTACATGATCTATTGTATATGAAGCCTCTTGATGGAGAAATGCTAACAAATAATCACCGAGAAATAGCTATAAGGAATTTTCATGATGAAAAAGAATGGAGATATATACCTAATGTTGAGCATGTAGAAACGGAATTACCCTTAATTATTAGTCAAGAGCAGATGAATCCCAGAAGTTATTTTACTTATTCACAAGCTATTGTCCAATGTCCTGATTTGTGGTTGAATTTTGAATTTGAGCACATTAAACATATTATTGTTAGCAAAGAGACCGAAAGAAGTGAACTTATAGAGTTTATCGTTCAAAATAATATTGGTGAAACTTATGAGCAATACATATTATTCTCTAAAATAATTGTTTTTGATGAATTAAGAGAGGACTGGTAAAAATGTTTGCTAATTTTAACAAGGCTATATTAAACAACAATCAAAAGGATACAAAAATACCGAAAGAAGTATTAGGTTCTTTAAACGACAGCCTTCCTAATGACTTAGTTTATGTTGAAGTAGAAGACGGGAAGGGTGTAGTTGGACTAACATCAAATAGTTCAGCTATGGAATTTGGTGGACTTAGTTTCGATTTAAACAATGATGTATTTGCAGAATTCAAGCCTTCAAATGTTAATGAAGTTTTGGAGTTTTTATACAGAACTCAGCGTAAATATACAATTAGTAAAGATGCTAATGAGTATATAACTATAAATGGTATTAAGTTTAAAATAGATGAAGTAATTAAAGATCCTTTCAAAGAAAAGGAAATAGGGAAATATGACATAACTATTTATCCGCAACCTTTTCCAGAACCATTTAAGCTGTCTTTTGAAGGAAAAGGAGTAAAGAAAGATATTACTTTCAAAAGACAACCTTTTGCCGATATGCACAAAATACTGCTTAAAAATATTGATAATGAAACTTTCAATATTTCTTGTGTTTTAGATGAGAGAGATAAACATCTAAAGTTCAATTTTAGTCTAAACCTTGAAAATACAAAAACAGTTGAGGAAACAATTGAAGCATTAAACTTATATTATGCATTCGTTTCAGGTGATATTAAACTTAATGGAGCTGAACTTAATAAATATACGATTAAACAAGCAGAGAAAACCTCTGTTTTGGAGACGATAAAGTTTTGGGAAAAAGTTTTGGAAATACAAGGGAAATTGAGAGTTACTTTTATCCCTAAATCACAACTTGAAATAGAAGATATAGTATTGATTGAAAGGTTGTATCGAACTTTAATTGAAGAAAAACCTTATAAAGAATATATAAATATCAGCGAATTAACTTTGACAGGTACTGATGGTGTTGGGGATTTATTGGGGCATAGCGGTTTATCTATGTCATTTCACCATCATGATAATGTTAAAGTTTTTGGAGTTGATTTAGACTTGTATAGCATTATCAGTTACTTTGATTTTAAAGTAACTGATATAAAATCTTCGGAAATAGATAAAGATGGTGTTAGTAAATGTATTTTGTTGGTTGAGCCAGCTGAAGGAAGAAGAACTTATCAATCATCTATTCATTTCTCTACTGAGCAGGAGCTTAAAGATTATGAAGTGAATAGTACTGAATTACAATATGCTGAAGAAGTAATAATCAATTAAATTAGAAAGAGGTTTTATTTAGAAAAGCATCATTAGGAAATACTTGATAGCAATTGGAGCTTCTTCAACAACCGGACACGATAATACAATAACACTACAGAAACGACTTTATTGTTCTATATTTAAGTGTAGTGAAGAATTTCACATCTAAAACACGTATAACCCCAGAATACGATAATTATTATGTTAAACCAACTGTTTCTAAATTAGAAGATTTGCTAAATTTTATTATGAATCAAGCTGAGGAAACTGTGTTCAATATTTTTGAACGAGAATATAAATTTGTTTTAGATATGACTGACAGAAAATTATGGAGCCAAGTATTGGGGGCTACTACTTCTATGTAAAATTAAATAAAAAGGTAACAATTATTAATCGTTACCTTTTTATTTAAAATAATTTCACGTTATCAATTATATAAATGAATTTTTAGTCTATAGCGGAATTCTGAATTGAACTATAAAATTTAATCCCTTCTACTAAAACCTGAGGTGAAATTTTCCATATATGGAGTGTAATACTCTTTAGCATGAGGAGTATATTGATCCCTATTAATTTTTTCAATATAAACTTTAACGTCCCAATGTATAGGTATATACCCTTGCTCATCTCCTACAAATCCTGGGAAAATATCCATTTCAAATGTTTTTTCAATATCTTTCTTCATATTTATAGATTTAAATGGATTGTTAGAATCTACACTATCATCCATTATTAAATCTTCAAATACACTATCGTCCATTATTAAATCTATAAATACAGTATATACAGTATTCTTATCATCATAATAAATACATCTAATTTGGAAATTCGTTTTCATATGATTAAGATTGTACTTTTTTTGGGTTGATTCGACGTGTTCATAAATCTGACTAATATATGAAGTACTTGTAAAGTTCATGGCTAATCTAGATGATAAATAAAAAAACGCCCCTTTATAATGAGCAGCCCAAAATGAAGGTGAATTTGTATTATATAGTTTCCAACCAACTCTATTAGAGCTTATAGGAAAAAATTGATCTATTAAAGGGAAATTACAAGGTTTTAAAATTTTATCCTCTAAACGTACTTCATCCCAATAATCTATAACTAAATCTTCTTGCTCTTTTAATTCTGTATATGCTTGAATTAATCCAGATGTAAGAGCTGTTGTACAAATCATTAAATATCCCGTTGCTCCTACTCTTTTGCAATCAGTGATTAAGGAATTAGCTTCTGCTTTTCCAACTGAATCTCCAGAATGGGCCTTATGTTTACATTGAACTAGCCATGTTCTTTCAAATTTACTTAGAGGGCCACTTACTTTCTCTTTTATTATTAAATCTCTACCGCCATCAGTGCCCTTCCCTGTCCAATGAGTTTCATAACCTTCCCTTACAAAAATTTCTCTAGCAAGGCGTTCTAAGTCTGTCCCATCTTTGGATAATTCTTTAAAATCCAGCATGTTTATCCCCTCTACTTTTCATGGATTATTCTGTATATTGTTATTAACGCATGAAATGTATGATAATTCAATTTTTTATTTTGGTATATACAAGGCTATTTTTATCATCATAAATGATATAACACGAGGTGATGGCGTTATGACAGCTAAAACAGATAGCTCTCAATTTATATATATCATCAAAGATGTAGCAACGTTGCTAAAAGTCCAGGAATCTACTTTGCGTAAATACTGTATCATGCTAGAAGACCATGGATATCATTTTCATAAGAATGAGCATGAGCATCGTGGTTTTATGGACAACGATGTTAAAACGCTAAAGAAGTTGATTGAAATTAAATCACACCCTGATATGACGTTAAAACGGGCTTGTAACGCCATTATGACCTGGGTTAAAGAAAAAGAGATATGTCGGAGGTTAATACGGATGTTATAACAAAAACTGAGCCACATGACGAGCGATATAACGAGCTAAAAGAAATGATTCAGCAGCAGAATGAAATGTTAAAGTAAATGGCTATTAAAATGGATGAGCAACAACGTTATATTGATGAGAGACTAGAAAGACGAGATCAGCAGCTTATGAGTTCTATACTTGGGATACAGGAAAAGAAACGTGTACTGCTAGAAACAGCAGCAGCGAAGAAGAAACCTTGGTAGAAATTTTGGTAGAATGGTATAAGCATAATATATTTTTAAAAATAATCTTAGGCATAAAGGGATGATGGTAGATGTATTGCTGTGTTAAGTGTTTTGAGGATGTCAACGTAATAGAATTTATACAAAGGAAACGTACATTAGGTACTAAGTGCGATTATTGTGGCGCAAAGGCAGTGCTCGTTGTAGACGTTAGTGACTTATCAGAAATGTTTAGTAGATTATTTAGCTATTACAAGGAAACAACGGCGTATGAACATTATATGCCTTCAGAACAAGATGCACATGAAGTCGGTAGCAATTTATGGGAATGTTTACAAGATGATTGGAACATGTTCAATGAAGCAACTGATGAACAATTATTGTATGATATCGTAAATTATAATAGGGATCCTGAAACAGAGGGATATATTTCTAAAACGACCCTTTTCTCTGATCCAATTGAATCTATGATGAATGATAGAACAGCGGATATGTGGGAGTCGCTTGCATACGACTTAAAGTATAGAAACAGGTACTTCCCTAAGAAAAATATTGATACATACTATTCGCATGATGACTTATTAAAAGAACTAGCTAATCTTTTTACAAGTATTACTACAGTAGTAAATCCGGAAAATGTTTTCTATAGAGCGAGGATTGGTAACTATATAAAAAGTGAACAATTGAATGCACCTCCAGAAAACAAAATCTTAAAAAGCGGAAGAGCAAATCCCGTAGGTATAAGAGTCCTTTATAGTGCGATAAATGAAGAAACAGCAATAGCAGAAGTAAGACCGTGGAAATCAGCTATAGTAACTATAGCTTCTGTAAAACCAAAAGAAGAGCTAAAATTAGTAGATTTATCAAAAATTTCGAATCGAAGAAAACAAATTCTAAGTTCTTTCTTCTCTACAGAAAATCTTTATACTGAATTAAATGCATTAGATTTACTTTCAACTTTAGATAAAACTCTTTCTGAACCAGTACACCCAGAATCATCAGAACTTGAATACATCCCCTCACAATATCTCACGGAATTTATAAAATCTCTTGGATATGATGGTGTAGTATTTAAAAGTTCCTTGGGCCCGGGAGAAAACTATGCTTTCTTTGAATGGGATAAATTCGCATACAAAGAAAGTAAATTAGAGATAGAAATAATAGACTATTATGAAGTTAAAGATATGAAATATAATTTCTCCAAATCGGAAGGGATTCTGTTATAGAATCCCTTTTTTGTTTCTATTCGACATAATCTGACAAAATTGTTGAAACTGGATTTGTTATGCTTGGTTGAGAAATCTTACATTTTAAAAGGGGATTAAACAGTGAAACTGACTTTATTTACAATATCTAACGAACAAATTAAAGAACAATTGAGCAAATTACAAACGAAGGTTGAATCTTTAGAGACTGTAAAAGAGGTACAGGATAAGATAATTTCAGCTAAAGATAGTCAAATATCGTTTTTAAATGATCAGATAGCTAATATATGGACTCCTATTACAATAGTAGCTGGGCTCATCGCGTTGGTTGTTACTTATGTTGCATGGGTTAATAAAAAAGCTGACGAAAAGATTGAACAAGGCGCGAAACAAATTGTTGAAGCTGAAAAGAAAATTCAACAAGCGAATAATATAGCAACTGTAGCACAAAAGAAATTAGATGAATTAGAAAGCAGACAAAATGAGCTTAATGATTTGGCTAACACTACAATTACAAATCAAAAGATAGATATGTCAATTAGAAAAATAAGCATTACACTAGATCGGTCAAAGGATATTATCGATAAAATTCTTACCAATTGTGATTTAGTAGAATCATTTAAAATAGACCAAAAGCAAAAAGAAAAGTTATTTGAGCTAAACAAACGACATGCATCAATAATAAAACGTCATAATATATTATTGTCAAATTTCAGCCTTGATGTGACTAAAGGGATACAAAACAACATCGATGAAATAACTATGGGGGCTGACAGGCTACAATCAAAAAGTTACGATTTATATAAAGAGTGCATAGATCTAAAAAAAGAATTAGGTTTACATAGCTAACAATATAGAATGACCTGATATAATGTGATAAAGAAGCAATACACACAGTACTATTATCAAGTCGGAGGAAGTCACCTTAGAGTGTCTTTTCTTTATGAAAAAGGAGATAAGATATGGATTTTAATATTAATATTCCTGACAAAATGTTTTATAAGGGTTCTATTTCACGCAAAATAGATTTAAACATTCCCGAACCTACTCATATAAAATGGAATCGTAGAGAAGAAATAGATAATAAACTTGAAGGTGTTTATGTTGTTTTTGATATGTATGATGGTGATAATTGGTGTACACCTAATCCACCTGACCTATCAGGCGAAAGTAGAAAGTGTTTGTATGTAGGTGAAGGTCAAATAAAAGAAAGATTAAATGCTAATAAAGATAGATATGGTTGCTACGCAGGAGAAGTCATTTATTATGAAATTCCAACTATCGAAGATAGGCTGCTATTTGAAAAAATTTTAATTAAACATTATCAGCCGATTTGCAATAAAGAAAATTATTATTATGATCCGGATATAACAGGGAATTACTTTAATCCATTTATTAAACTTAGAAAAGAAATCATCGCTGAAATTAGCGGTAAAGCAGAAACCGAAGAATTATCATTAGATGCTGAATCATTCTTTTCTCATCTATACGATGAGCTAAATTGGTCATTAGACTATATCAATAATATTATCAATTTAGATTTAATGGGCGATTCCACACAAGCAGTTGAAACTTATATTAAAGAAATGGATTATTTCTCTAAATCGAACACTAAGAGCCTCTCATAATGAGTAGGCTCTTAGTTATATTAATACATGGAGTACCACCACATTGCTATCAAGTTAAAAAATCTATTATTTCCCACAAAACGATAATAATAAACTTCGGTGCTATAAAAACACAAAATTTCCATTTAGAGGGTACTTTAAAATCTTAGCTTGATGGACATGGGACGGGCCCCCTAATAAGAACAAAAAACAGCGGCCCTTGGGGCTCGCTGTCTCATCTTGTCTATTTCAATACCAACTCCGCCACACACTCAACATGTGCGGGGTGTATGTGGGAATACATGGGATGTTGGTGAGTTTACTCCCTTAACGAGGAAAGAAGTTATTAATAAACAAATTATTTGTGACACCGTTACCTCAGCTTACGATGTGCCATCAAAGTTATTACAGTTGAGAAAATTAATAATTTTTGTTAACTTTTCTTTTGCTATTAGTGCAGAGGGTTCTAATACATCCTCTAAATAATCTTCGAATAAATTTACAATAAATAGCGGAGTACCCCATTTTCCATAGGCCTGATTAATCTTTCGCCTCATGGAACTGTTTCTGGAAAACCAAAGCTGGAACTCATAATCATCCGTCTTATCTAAATACACTATCCGCTGCCACATTATGTATCGAATGAAGAGGAACATATAAGTGGACACAACTTGTACTAGTTCTTTATTATCTCTCTTATGGTTGAAAACGTTCATGACCAAATCAAAGGCTATATCATCGGCTAGCACTTCCTCCTTTATGGCTTCGTTATCCCCAAAAATTTGATCTGCATCGCTACTCAAAAAGTCCAATAGGGAAGAAGAAGTTAAACGTTCGGTATAAGTTGGAACATGTTTAATAAGATAGTGTCCGATTTCATGTGCAACCATGAATGTTTCTTGTATCCTTGTAGCCATAGTTAATAAAAAGAATAAATCTTCATCTTTATGCGGTGGTGTCTTCGGCTTAGGATAAACAAATTTATGTTTATTTGGTTTCATTACTGTAGCAAAATGCATAAAAATTTGCTCATGAAGCCTTTTGTTATCTTCAAAGTTCTGATTATGTCTGTATAAGTATGCTTTATTCATCATCCATAAAAAAAGCATAGAAAAATTCTCAAAAAAGATAGTTGTTTTACCCTTAACGTCGCGGATACTTGTAGCTTCTTTATCTGTATAGATGGTTGCTATTTCTATATTACCCTTAATGTCTATGAGTTCAGGATTATATTTAAAAATATCATCAAAGTATTTTTGTATTGTATTTTGAAACATTGTAGCATGGTTCACTTCTATACTACCGTCATCACCTTCATATGGAACAATATATTTTAACGGTAAGTAATTTGAACCGAACAATCCTTCGTATTGTTCAATTCTTTCCTTTTTCAAAAATTGTACACCCTCTAGTTTGACTTCAAATGCCTTTTTAATGGTCATTATTAGTTGCTCTCTATTCATTTTGTCTCCCTAATTATTTTCACGACTTCTTCCGCGGTATAACCTTTAAAGGATTTTCCATTAAATTTGAACTCTTTGGTATTATTCCGATTCATCCACGCAACTAACACTTTTGCAACTTGAATTGTTAACGTCCCTCCACCCAAGGTAGCAATAATGAGAATAATATCATTCACACCATTAAAAGACTTCCCTGGAATCAGTTCCACGTTGCTTTCCTCTAAAAGTTTAGACAAATCTTGTTTTAAATCCTCGACTTCTTGTATTTCGGCACCCTGAATAAGAAATGAGTACACAATAAAACCTCCCTTTTTAGTAACTGCTATAATACTTATTTTATATAAATATATACTATGTAAGCAATATTTTCCTATATGTATATGAAGTGTTGATAAGTGACAGACAATATTTAGCGAAATATTTTTATGTTAGCTCTTTTTTATAAGCGTCGCGACTTCATTTAAAAGTGACACCAATAGTACTTAACATGGTAAAACAATATTTGGATGGGAGTCCAATACATTTTATTAAAATTAAAGTGGTTCAAGTCGGAGGAAGGCACCTTAGGGTGTCTTTTTTATTATCTTTCGACAAAATACGACATTATACAGATAACTAGTTTGCTACCATTAGATCAGAAATCTTACATTTTTTCTGAAATAACTAGTATATACTGGAGGTACTCAACATGAAACGAAAATTACTTACAGCATTAGCATGCAGCGCATTATTTATTGGAATGGCTGCTTGTAGCTCAAATGAGAAGACTACAACTGAATTAAAACCTAAACAAGAAGAAAAGGTTCAGGAAAAACCGAAAGTTCAAACCATTCAAAAGCAACCAAAAGATAGTTATGTAGTAAGTGAAGGTGATTTATCTAAAGCAGCACAGTCGATTGGAGAAATCCGAGATGAGCAAACTATAAATGACATGATGATACATATGTGTCTCCAAAAAATCACATTTCATGGGAATAATCTTCATGGTCCCGGTACCCGTTTTATAGGTCAATTTCAAGTGACCAAAGAAAACATTCAATACCTAAAAAACAACTTAAATGTTATCAATACTGATGATGAAAGACAAAGATATGAATCTCTTCTGAACAAATGGTACGCTGGAGATTTTGAATCTCCAATTGAAGACTATAGTGAAATTCATTATTTACGCTCTGGAAAAAAGCAAAGTATGGAAGGATCTAAACTAGCTAAAAAAACTGATAGTGATGAAAAAGAATTTATTCTCCATTACTTTGGTCAAGAAGGATTAGATATTCATAATAAAGAGTGGAAACATGGAGAGTTATAGAAATAAAACTGAATTTCATTCCACTAGGAATTACAATATTTTTACTCTGCAATACGGTATTTCCTTTAGGGGATAGTGTCACATCACCACCAAGCTAAAAGAGCGAGTTATCCCCAAACAATAAATACGAGCAAAAGGTTTAAATTTTTCGTTCTGGGTTATTGTGATATCTTAAGTCGATCGGCTCGACATATGTTTTTACTCCTAATTAATAGTTTGTTCTCTTCTATATAACTTTTTTAAATATAGATTGTGTTAATTAAAGACGCTTTAATAGCGTCTTTTTTGTTATTAATTTATGATAGCCCCTTGCATAAGTGGCAATAAACAAAAAAAGACTTAGTTAATATTAAAGTTATTTTCAATAATAACTTGAAAAAGAGTTGATTATAAGTTAATATTTAATCAAGATAAAACAAAGGAGTGTTGCTAAATGTTATGGATGGTTAGAGCTTTTCCTGATCAAACTGATCGTATAGAGGAATTCTTAGAGTCCGATATTATTGCTGTTCATTGGGGAATTAGTGATTTAACAGGGTGCACTACTAAACAAGATGTCGCTAATGTAGTAGCGAAAGCTAATTTAAAATTAAGAGATGCTAGTTTAAAAACCGGTTTGCTGCATCGTTTTGTTAATCGAATGAAAATTAATGAATACTGCCTGGTTCCGTATAAAGATGTCTTCTACATTTGTATCATTAAAAGCAATTATTATTTTGACCCAAATTCTAAAAAATTTGAACATCAACGAAAAGTAGAATGGTTATTTGATGGAGAGCCTTTTGACAGAACCGAACTTCCAGAACCAATACAAGCATCCTTAAAATCACAATTAGGATTAGCTAATTTAAGCCAACACATTAATGTTTTTAATAAATACTTAAATAAAAAACAAGGAATTAATACTCCAGAAAAGTTAGATGATTCAATGGTACTCGAAGGGGAACTGGAAGAGTTACTACTTGATGCGATGAAAATAATTAAAGATGAAATTAATAGCGATGATCCAGACAGACGATTGAAAGCTGCGATTGCAGTACTGGAGTTAAATAACAAATAAAAATAGTTCCAATTAGAGGAAGACACCTTAGGGTGTCTTTTTTAGTGGACAAAACAATATAAATTGTATTATAAAAATAATAGGATAAAAAAGAAAGGTAAGTGAACATCATAATTAATTTTGAACCATTTAACCCAACTATAAATGACATAGCGATCAAACTTGCTATGGTATTGTTTATACCGTTATTCTTAGCATTGATTGTCAAAGTGATACTTATGAAATTTATGAAAGAATCGATTGCTGGCAGACTAGCATATCTATCTTGTTTGTTTTTTATGTACTATGTATTTAAATTTGTTACAGAGTAGAAATGCACCATATAGTGTCTTTTCTTTATTAAACATACGTTTTATCATTTCAAATAAATAGATTTATATTAGAAAGGAATATATTATGGATTTTCAAGTAAATATACCAAGCCCCTTCCAAGCAATTCCTGAGAGTGCAGTGATTATTTTTTTGATTTTGATCTTGTTAGGTGCAGCACTATTAATTTTCTCAAATTGGATACAAGGTGTAATTCCTTATCAAACTAGACAATATATTAAAATTGGTTTTATGATACCGACACTTGTATTTATCATACTAGCAATTATAAAACCTGAATATATTACAGCTTTATTTTAAAAGTAGTTATGAGGATATTCTTTCTTTATAAGATAACGTCCAGAAAAAATAAATTTACAATTCTATACCGACAACCTTATTAACAGGACTCAACAATTTGAACTAACAATCTTAACATAACCATAATCAAATTACGGCTTTAAGGTTATATAAAAAGAGTAGTAAAATTAAAATACTACTCTTTAAAAATCCATATAATAGGGGAATTATAGATGAAAGGGAATAATTTAAATTGGACTGATATGTTTCGATAATCGTTCCATATTTTAATAAGGTTTCTTTCATCCTTATATTAGATAGCCTCTCGAAATATTAAGTCACATTTACTTAATAACTTCATTAAGCCATTCGGGTTTGATTTGTTCACCTTGAACCAACCGTAACTCCCTAAACAAAAAAACTAAATCCGCCCCTGAAAATAGCTTTACAGGATATCCATCCTGATATACTTCCTCCTGAGCCTGTTTTGAATAATATGAAGTTGTAACAAAGATACCATATTGTCCACGAGATAACCGTGCCACTAAGCGTGATAAGTGCCTTGGCTCAACCCTATTTTTCCTGCCAAACCTTTTTGCTTCCCCCAGAAAATTTATATCATAGGCCAAGGGATATGGTAAGCTAAAATGTCCTATAAAATCGAATCCCCCATCTTTAGTCGGCCTTGTTTGCGTAATAGAGTGAGTTACATCTTTTAGCTGTCGAAATAAAGCTACTGTTACTGCTTCAAATTCTATTGGAGATAGCGAAACTAACTGTTCCAATATCTTAGCATCCGGACTTCCTTCTTTGGGTAATTGACTATCTAGAGTTCTTATTTTATTTTTCCATACATGTAATTTGTTTATTTTACCATTTTTGTATTCTCTCCATGAAGAAGGTGCATCCTTATCTATAAATTGGACCTCTCCAAAGTCATTTGCTCTTGCTCGATTATGTAACCAAGTAATATCTACCTCTTCAACATCAAGTATTGATAGGTGACATCTATAATTTTTTATTGGTAAACCACTTGTATTATCTACAAACCAAGTAAGTTCAAGTTTATCTAATATACAAAGTCCATTAAACCTAACAATTCCCGTCCTTGTTTTTGAAAAATGTAGTATTGGGGGTACATGCTTAAAATTACCATCTAATATTAAATGATTGATAACTTCAAGCGTTTTATTTCCTTCAAAGTCATCATATCTCTTTTCATAATTGAATTTTGCATCACCCCAATATAAAATTTCTCCCTCAGATAAATCTACAATATCATGCCAGGGATTACTTTCCCCCGAGTTTGTATCACTTGTCACCAATATTAGATATGCAGGTGCATCACTAAATCGTGATACATATTTTAAAGGGCGAATCCCTGGCGAATTTCTCATACCACTGTTCTTTATGTTTATCCAACGTGAAAACTGGTCTTCTTCATTACGGGTTGAAGCTTTATCTATGTATTCATGTCCTAACCTATATAAGTTTCCCAACATAATTGCCCCCATTGACGAGTTATTCTTTTTATAAGACTATCTTTATTTAAAAAAACAAGATTAAAAACTCCTTATATTTTAACAGGAAAATCACACCATAATAATATTGTTTTTTTCAAATATAAAAAGTAAAGCATCTTTTAAATACTAACCTCATAAAAACTGTATACCGCGTACCTACAATCCCCCACCGCAGCGATACGAATTTAAGAACAGCTTTCTTCCCCCAAAACGATAAGAATGAACTTTGGTGTACTTTAAAATTTTAGCTTGATAGGTATTTCTGTACCCCACTAACAACCTAAACTGTATAGATATAACAAATACTTGATTTTTGCAAGGTAATATAGTTGATTTAAATTTAAATAAAAAAACCAAAACCCTATAAATCTACAATTAATGTTGATTTAATAGGGTTTTGGTTTAAAAATAAAATCAGCAAAAAAAATAACCTATTGCATTTAATATACCTACATTGTATAATGAGTTCATCAAGTTGATACACAAAAAAACTTGTTTTTCACAATATACTTCCATCACAAAGTCTATAACAACAACACCTTCATACACTGCCATGTATGTGAGTTGGTGTTGCACACAAATATTAGGAGGTAACATTAAAATGCAATTATATCAAAATGAAGAAATAAGAAGCAAGAAAATAGGACTTGTGCTACAACCATTAGGTCAACAAGGCAATGAAGAACTTACAATACTTAAAGCAGTTCATTTAGACGATATAGCCGAGGCTTTAACAGATGTACAATATACATATTTAGAAAAAATGTTCCCAAATAAGAAATTTCTAATTTGGGGAGTACACGATCGCGGAATAACAGCTAGTCGGTATAATCTAATTGAAAATTATTTTCACGTTCTTTTTTATAAGCAACGTAATTATTTTTTACGTGCAAAAATAGCTTGTAAGTTCCATAATCCAAAAGTAGCAAGCACTCTCTGGGAAAAAGATCAGGATGAAAAAGGTCGCAATTTTAACAACTTATATTTTTGCCCTGTTGAATCATTAGAGAATATCAACCTATCTGTATTTGAAGTGAATGAAGTATTGGAATCAAAGCAAGATAGATTATATGGTATGAAAGTTTGTGTTGATGAAGAAGCAACGGCTTTATTGAAATTACTATAAATATACAAAATCGTGACCAAGGACTTAATTCTCTGGTCACGATTTTATACTAGAAGTACTAAAAGGAGCAACTAAAATGACAGAAATAATGACAGGCTTACGTTATTTAATGAATGTCAAAGGGCAAAAAAACAAAGATATTGCGAAGATTCTTGACATCTCTACCCAAGCAGTTTCACTATGGACAAAAAAAGGCACTATTCCCAAGAAACATTTAGAAAGACTCGCAAATCACTATAAAGTATCCCAAGAGTATTTAGTAAATCCACTTACTGCTGATACAATTAGTGTCATTGAAAAAGATGCAACGCCAATGATGCAAATTGTCCATAATGGACTTAACATGTATGGAGATTTTAATGTTGTGCTGCAGCCAACCAGTGATAAAATAGCGCGTACAAATTATGAGAATACAGTACGTAAACTGCGAAATATTGAGGAATTTTCTGAGTATATGAAAATAAACGAGCTAACTGATTTACATACGATCTTTCCAGAAGGACAATGCGCCGTTTGGGGTGTAAAGTCGGGTACCAATGACACAACAAAAAAGCAATACGATAAACTAACTCTCGGTGATTTCGTACTATTCTATCAAGATAAACATTTTTATAACCGTGCAATTGTAGCATATAAAATACATTCACCTAAACTAAGTGAATTTTTATGGGGAACCTCTATTTTTGAGCACATATACTTTCTACTGGATGTTCAACCATATAACTTATCCGTTGTACGATTTAATGAAATTGTATATGGAAAATCAGAAAATTTCCCAGTAATGGCATTCCGCGTTTTAAACCGTGAACAAAGTTTACAGATTATTGATGCATTTGATATTGAAGCTGATTATTCTCCAACTAAATTAACTGACAGAAAACAATCTCGTGAAGATATTTTGAAAGCACTGTTAAATTTAGAAAATAATAAAGAACTTGACCGTGATACAAAACGAAAATATCGCATTGAACAAAGTTTATTACGTGAATTTTTATTTAATGGAAAAGAAGAAGTTACATGTGCCTGCTGCCAAACAAAACTTTCACCAGAATTTTTTGCAACAGCTCATATTAAAAAACGCTCGCACTGTTCAACAGAAGAAAAACTAGATGTCAATGTTGTGATGCCACTTTGTTACTTAGGATGCGACATGTTGTTTGAAAAAGGTCTACTTGTCGTCAATTCACATGGCCATTTCCAACGTACTGATGTAATAAATAAAAAGATTCCCTATGAGGGACGTTTAGGCACATTGCTTGCAAAGTATGACCAAAAACCTTGTTCTTATTGGAACAAAGAAACAGCCCAATATTATCAGTGGCATTACAAACACCATATAATGAAATAAAAAAGCTACAATAAGTCTTTATATAACAATGAAGCCAAATCATGCAATAAGCATTAGCAGACATTAAAAATAATAAAAAACAGAATAATTGAAGCGGTAAAATAATAGTTGGATGGGAGTCCAATACATATTATTAAAATTAAAGTGGTTCAAGTCGGAGGAAGGCACCTTAGGGTGTCTTTTTTTCTACCTAAAACTATTTAATTATTATATAATGATAATATTATATTTCAGGGGGAACATAAATGAACAAGAAACTAATCATTGGCATTATCGCCGGAATAGTTGTTATCATTGCTTCCGTATCTATTTTTAAGGATTCCAAATCAGAAGATATGAAACCTAAGTATTCACAAAAAGATATGGATAAAGTTATCGATAAACACTTTAATGAACAACAAGAATTAAAAACACAAATCAAAGAGTTGAAATCTAAAGTAACTTCCTATGAAAAAGAGCAAACTAGTTCACCTCAAAAAACGACACAACCGAGTCAAGAAACACCTAAACCGCAAGAACAACCAGAACAAGAAAAGCCTAAAAGTGATCCGCCAACTACAACTGAGTATACTCTTCAACAATTAAAAGAGGCATTCCCAGTTGGCATGGAATTTAATCAATATGTAGAGAAGAAAAAAACGATGAATGTAGATCATCCTTTTAGTATTTCTCTAAAAAAAGGCAATGTTGGAAGTGTTATTCAAGCTAAAGATGGATTATTAGTAGTATGTGTTGATGGTAACAAAATATTTGACCTGAAAACATTTGGATCAACTGATGAAGTTAAAGCATATGAACAGAGTCTACGAGGAAAATAAAATGCGGTTATTAAGCCGAGGAAGGCACCTTTGGGTGTCTTTTTTTATTTTCATTCGACAAAATATGACAATATACAAATAAATCGTTTGCTACTATGAGATGAGAAATCTTACATATTGCAAATGGCATCCATTAAAACAATAAGAATTGAGGACAACTATGAAAAGAATTATTTTAACTATTATCACGGCAATGTTAGTTTTATCAGGCTGTGGTGGACCAGAGTATACCCCTGAGAATTTAGATGGTATTGTCTCCGGAATATCAAAGGATAAAGAAATTAAAAAACATTTAAAATCCGTAACATACAAAGAAACAGAAAAATCAGATCAAAATGCTAAAAATCCATATTATTATTATGACATTGTAGCTTATCTTAATGATTCATTTGATAACTTACAACCTAAAGAACAATATGAATACTTGACATCTATAGGAAAAATCATCAAAAAACAGAGCGGGACACCTCAAGGTAATGATCGTGAGGGAGAGTTATTCTGTGGTAAAGGCATAAGATGTGAATTGGGGAATGTAGTTTTAAAAACTGATAAACACGAATACTATGCAAACTATGATCTTCCTTACTTAATTGGGGATTGGCTTCGCTTAGATGATAAAGACAAAAGTGCTGATGAGAAGAATATTATTTACGATGCAAGTGCCAAAGATGGAAAATATATCAAACCTATCAAAAATAGTACCCCATCATCTTCAACTAGTACTTCCTCATCAGCTAATGAAGAAGTAGAAAAAATTAAGAATGCCACTGGTAGAGATTGGGTTAAATTATCATTTGATGATAAATTTATATATGTTCAAACAGTTATTGAATCAATGAAATCTGCAGGTAGGTCAGTAACGGCCGATGCATATTGGTTTATCGACGCATTAAACGCATACTATGGAGGCGGAGAAGAAGCCACCGTATCAGATAAAATAATTGATATTATGGCAATGTCCGGGGTTTCTGGTGGCGTAATCAAGTAATTTAAAAATATAGACCTGATTCATATTTCTCAATATATAAAACAATTTAACATGGTAAAATAATATTTGGATTGGCATCCGATACCATATTACGATGGCTCAAGTCGCAGGAAGACACCTTAGGGTGTCTTTTCTTTATGCATTAAAAAGGTATCGGCAGCATTCCATAGAAAAAACAAGCTAAGAGTATGCAAGATTTTATACAGTTTTTCGACGAACCCAGTAACAAACGAGAACTCTAAAACCGTGCTAGGATAGGAATGTATAAAAAAATAAATAGATCCATAGAACAATAAAAGGAGGTTCCCTTGTGAAAGTAGGGATTCCTCCTTGTCCTTGCTACCAATAATAGGACGTTATGTTAACCAAGCATGTATAGAATATACAATCAAAAAAACACCGCACATCACTTTTTAAGAATGGTATAATAAGGAAAATGACTGGGGTGAAAAGCTAATAGAAGACTCTATGTTTGTGTTTCGAGTTATTTTCAATGCACTAACATCATTCTTTACCAACGGGGTCTGGGTCGTTTTGTTCTTCTTCTTGTTAAATAAAATGTATGAAAACAAAACTTTCAGAACAGCATCGAGTATTATTACTGTTGTTGTCTTAGTATTTTATTTGTTTTATTACATTCGGAATAGCATGTAATGCCTTTCTTTGAATAAGGTAGGGAAATCCCCCAGTATCCAAGACTAAATTTTACCCATACACCATTTTTTTGATGTAGCTCTTGAAGATAAAAACTATTTAATTTTCAAGGAACAGTTATTAACTTAAAACTTATTATACGAGGAGGGTGTATCATGAAAAAAATATGCTTTGTATTAATTGTCGACGCTGGTATAAATTATGGTTCAATATTTTCTCTACCATTTTTAAGGAATCAGGATGATTTGAAGGAATATTTTTCTAAGTATTATGATGTTTCAATTAATTATATTAGGGATAAAAACTCAGTTGACTATTTGGTAGTTCCCAAACCGTGTCCACCTTTTGATAATGAAAATAATCTTCCAATAATTGAAGTACCAGCAATCTTATTTATGGAAAAGAATTTTGAAAAAATAAAGACTTATATAGACAATTATTTTTCTAATAACTCATAAAGAAAATAAAAGTACAGTAAAAAGAAGTCCGATAAAAAACGAGTGGCGTAGAATATTTCTATTAATCATTCGTTTTTTATTATATTTACATATATTTTTTAAAAGAGGATTATAGACGTTCTGAAAAAGATTAATTATAACAAGAACAGTGTTCGTACCCCAATAAGAGGGGTTTATTTTACTTCCAATAACGGGAATTATGTAAATGAGCTGTCCATATAGGCAGCTTATTGTATTTTTGCTAGCGTGGAGGTTTGCAAAAATACTGGCAATACCCTATGTATAAAATAATATTCGGATGGGAGTCCAATACATATTATTAAAATTAAAGTGGTTCAAGTCGCAGGAAGGCACCTTAGAGTGTCTTTTCTTTATTTCTCAATATAAGAACTTTAAGGATATGCTATTATTTAAATACAAATTCCCTTTTGTGCACTGAGATAGTAATACCCAATAAAAAGCCCACCTATTTCCGTAGATGGGCCTTGTCTTTATTACACAATATCAAAGTATACTCTCTTTTTCTCATAAACTTTATGTAATTATACATATTCGTAAAAATTACACTAAATAAATATTACATGTAGTAAAATATAAATCGTGGACACGTTCTATAAAGCAGATTCTTTTGAAAGACGTAACATATTGATCTCAAATCTCTTGATATTTTGTGAACTAACAATCTGGTGTATATAGACGATTCTGTTTTATAGGATGTGTTTACACGTATAACAAAGGGGTAATACGTGTATATTTATATAAAATTAAAGTAGTTCAAGTCGGAGGAAGGCACCTTAGGGTGTCTTTTCTTTATTTTCAAAAGGACCTGCTCATTTAATCCATAAAAACATAAAGTAATTTGAATCCATTAAAATACATGAGTGACTCCTTATTTTTCTCCTACTATTTAAAGGAGGAATTATTATGGGCTTTGGTGGTAGCTGCGGTGGCGGCTGTGGCTTTGCAGGAGGATTTGCTTTATTAGTTGTATTATTTATTTTATTAATCATCGTTGGAGCTGCTTGCTTCTGCTAAAAAACTATCGGAAAAGGCACTCTTATATGGGTGTCTTTTCTTTATTTTCAAAAAGGGGATCGAGGAGCTAACCTTTTCTAATCTGAAAATAAACTTTTGAATATAAATTTAAATTGAAAAAGCTTGGATTCTATACTTCTTACCCTATAAATGATTTAATTTTCTTCCAGTCATTTACTTGAGATTCACTACTAATAGTACTAATTATTTTTAAATCTTTTCATATTAAATCATATAGTTTGAATATTCAATAAAATATTTATAAATAAATTAAAATGTTAGAAAATACAAATAATATGATATTATTATTTATGTAATATTCATTCCAAAAAAGGGGGATTTTTCATGTTCAAGAAAGTAATAATTGGAACATTAGCAACTGGAATTATGTTATCTGGTGCTGGAGGAGTATTTGCGGAAACACCTACTGATACAGGTGTAAAATTAAAAACGATTGATAATAAAAAAAGTTTTGTTAAGAAAAAAGAAAAACAAGACTTTCCTGGTTACAAATCAAAAGGGGAAATACCTACTGTAAAAGAGTGGGATGGAGTGACTTGGTATTTAAAAGGAGCAACTGAAGTAAGTAAAAATTCATGGACAGGACATTATGAAGGATGGCGAACAAGTAATAATTAAGAAACTTTAATTAAGTTTTCCAAGAAAACAAGTAAACAAATAAAAAGAAGACCGAACNNGTTCGGTCTTCTTTTTATTTTAAATTCATTAATAATTAATTTTTTCATATCACTATAAAATACCATTATTAACATCCCTAATATAGTTATAAATAAAGAAATTCCTTCAATGCCATTTTTCAAAATTAAGATGGTTCAAGTCGGAGGAAGGCACCTTTGGGTGTCTTTTCTTTATGGGGAATCAGTTTAAAAACTAAAAGTAAAAGAACCTCAATAAATGAGGTTCGAAAAATCTACTATTTTAAATTACCTTCGTAAAAAGCAACTCCATTTTGAACATGTTTTAAATACCACGTAATCGTTCCGCCACAAACATTTTCATTAAAACTATTAGCATATACTCCATTTGAGTGATAAAGAGTTCTTTTGAATTTACCATTAGAATACTCATAAGGAATTGAACATGTTGCTTGCTTCGGAGAGCTCACATCTTTTTGCGTATCAGCTGAAGCAGCTCCAATTCCTCCTGTTAATGCAATACCAGTTGCTAATGCTCCTACTACTAATTTCTTAAACATAATAAATCCCCCTTTAATAGTTTTTATAGATTACAACTTAACTGTATCACTTTTATTATTTTTGTAAATATTTTGAATTTATAGAAACATTTATTATATTTTTGGTAATATTAGGATTATATTTTATCAAATGGAAAATAGAGGTGTTTGTAGAGGTATGTAATAATGCATGAAAAATCATTCGGATATTATGATATACTCTCAAAGAGCTGATACAAAACTTCTTTAGATTGGAAAACTAAAGTCTTATCTACCTAAAAGGAAGGCGCCTTATGGTGTCTTTTCTTTATTTTCAAAAGGACTTGCTCAATTCATGCGTAAAAACATACAGTAAATTGAATCCGTTAAAATACATGAGTGAACCCTTGTTTTCCCCTCCGATTTAAAGGAGGAACTATTATGGGATTTGGTGGTAGTTGCGGCGGCTGTGGCTTTGCTGGAGGATTTGCTTTATTAGTTGTATTGTTTATATTATTAATCATTGTTGGAGCTGCTTGTTTCTGCTAAAAAAACTATCGGAAAAGACACTCAAATATGGGTGTCTTTTCTTATGAAAAAAGCCTCCTACACAATGTGCATGAATCACACCCAAATATTTAGGCTACATAAACACCTTTATACATCGTGCTAACAAAATTTATTTCATATTGAAATTTACTTAATTGTACGAACTAAAGCACAACTTTCTTGAGTAAATTCCTTTACAAACGGAAAAACAATATCAGACCATTCTTTAAAATTTTCAGGAGTCAATATAGGGAGTGGAGTATCAGCATGTATAATGGCATAATGTGTTACCTTTTCTAATATATCCTGTGGAATATATACAAACCAATTATCGTCCCTATGACTTTTAGGATTAACCCAATATCTTAATAGTTTTGTAACATAAACTGCGTTTCCCTTAGGTTGAGGACCATCTAATAATACTACCATAGCATAGCCCTGAAAACCTTGAAACTCCTCTGATGTCCAAGTATTAGTCATAACATCCATCCTATTATTTATTCCGATAGTAACAATGGTTTCCATTCTACGATGATCATTTAATTCTGTATACTCAAAGCCTCTAATTGGATATTGTTTCAAGTCCTTAACCTCCTTTATTATCCAATACCCTCCACTATTTAAATTCTTCCTCAAAATAATTTCACGAGTAGGCCCGTTTATATCTAAATACCAATCTTTCCACGGCGTATTTGCTGTAGACTGAAGATTAACTAATCCATTTCCCTGGTCAGTTAATTTCCAATACCCCCCATCATATAGACGATCCCTCAATACAACTTCACCCGAGTAACTATTAATATCCAAAAACCAGTTTTTCCAATGCGTATTAGCGTTATTCTGAAGACTTACAATATTATTACCATGATTATTTAATCTCCAACGGCTACCATTTTCAGGTATAGTAGCTAATATTAACTTCCCATAATCCAAATCTAAATACCAATTTTTCCAATGTTCATCGGTATTATTCTGAAGAGTAACAATATCATTTTTGTTTAAAACACTATAATCCCTTTTATAATTGCTTATATTATAATCAAAATTACCATCAAAATAACTAGGATATCTATAATCAAAATTTACAGGCTGTGAACTTATATATCTATCCATTTCAAATGGAAAATAATATAACGCATAATTATAATACATTAACAATACCTCCTTTAAATCAATACAATATATGAGGTACATTAATCTAATGACTTAAAGGACAAATCAAAAAGGGCAGCCTAAAAATAAACTAGCTCAGTATTAAAAAAAATCTCCACATAAAATATAAAAGATAAAATGAATTAGAAAATATCTAAGGGTATGTGGCGATACCCCACATCCATCAACTTAAGGTATATTTTTATACAAAATGCGGTCTTTCTATATAGTTTTTTATTATCTTTTATAGATTTTATAAAAGTAGGCATATCAAATAAACCCTGACGGGCTTCAATTTTTTTACTATGCTACCTGATGAGTAGAAGTGGTATACTCATAAACAACACCCAAAATATCAAAGACTGTCTTTTTCTCATATCGATGAGATTTTCGTCCGTTGTGCTGTAGGAGGTTAAACAGACGAAGGAGAACCTTTGATAATTCTTGGGTGTTTTTGTGTAATGCTTGGTAAAAAAGTAAAAAATAATCCTTAATTATGTACATCGCTTTATATTCACTTAGCTCTTTCTGTTTCTTACGTAACAGGAGTTCTCGCATTTTAAACATAGTAGAAGAACATAATAGAATACTAATGAGTTGCCCATAAAGGTGACATTCTAATCGTTCTTGTTTAATAGATTTACAACGATGAATTTGAAACCAAGATTTCCATATTTTAAATAACAGCTCAATTTGCCAACGCAGTGAATATAGATCATAAATTTTCTCTTTTGGTACCCATTCCGTAGGAATGTTTGTCATATATACCGTAATACCTTGTAAAAGTTTTGTACGCTCTGTATATGTAATTCCTTTTTTCTTTTCGCGAATAGCTCGATCACGTAGACGTTTCTGTTTTTGCTCCTCGGTACATCTATAAACTACAATTCGAGTAGGCAGTTTGTCTTTACTCCCTACATATACATCATGTAATTCATACACTTGGCCAGGCTGCAATTGTTTCATGATGTCTTCCAAATGAATTTGTATATATACGGGTTTTAATTGAGCGGGTTTTGTTTTAAATACTACTGTTTCAAATTCTTTTCTATATATTTTAGTGGGTAACTTTAGACGTGATAAATAATATCCTTGCTTATCTTGAATAGACTTAAAGTCTTGTAGACGAAAATATCCTAAGTCACGAATATATAGTTCAGTCTTTTGTGCCATGCCTGTTCGAGTCGCACTATATGCCTGATCACTTCGTTTTCCTGGTTCAATTTCCACATCAGAAAATTTTCCACTCAACAAGTCATACTCTAGTTGGATTTTCACACCAGTTGTATGACTACACCCTCCGGCACCAGGATAAGTAGTTACGAATCGATCTGGAACTTGGAAGGTTGTAGAATCAAGGACGAGAATCCGCTCAAAATAAGAAGAAAGAGAATGAGAAATCTTAGATACTCCTCCAATTTTAGCTTGTAGAAGTGTAGTAAATACAGTGCGAAAGAAGGCTACAGAATCCGAATTAAATCGTCGATTAAGTCCCTCCGGACTTAATAAAATTCCTGTTGAAGTTTCTAATTGACTACAAAGTTGAGTAAGAGAGGTAGTAGCGATTTGTTGATTTAACCATACACACAAAGATAAGAAATGGTGCCCGTGGCACTTGCGTTTTCGTTTCATTCCGCCTGCTTCTATAGCTAATTGATTAAGTGTAGCGGGAGACATATATCGATATAGCTCTTCGGCAAATAAAGATAACTCTTGTTTTTGATGCATATTCATAAAAAGCACGTCACCCTTTCTCATTAACATAAGAAAATAGTAACGTGCTTTTAACTTCAAAAATAGTCTAAATCCTTAAGTTGATGGATGTGTGGTGCTACCCCTATATGGTATCTTGTTAAGTAGTTTTTTTACATTTTTAATCAAACTTTTTCAAAAGCTACATAATTCACCCTTACGCTAAGTATATGTATTCAACGTCCATCCACTTTTTAATTCATAATATAATTTTCTTGATTAAGATAATACACATATCTCAGCTGAACCCCATACAACACAAAAATACAAATCCCATAATTTCACGTACTATATCTGATGTATAAAACCAAATCATACAATAAGACATATTCTAACCGTCCATCCAATTATCCACGAACCAAGTAAGTAGTAAATCCCTTATTTATTCCTCTATCTTAGCAAGTAGTTCCTCCAGGTCTTAAACAACCTCACATTTTTCATCATTTCTTCGAATTTAATGTTGACTGAAGGTCTTGAAGGTTTTTATCATGTGGGAATGATTATGGAACACGGCTGGAAGGCAGATTTATCCCCTACTTTGAGAGACTACAAAAAAAGTAATCAGTCAAAATAGATGGATAAGCGTCTTTGTTTTCGCCATGCGGTCACTTATATGGTATCCGTATGTATAGACCCTGTTCACTCAGCGATCTTCACCGCATACATCCTTTTTCTATGGCTTGTCCTTGTAATATCGTCCCTACACGACAAACTGAATGTACTCCCTAGCACCGTAATGCTAACGATAACCACCCGAACCTTTTAGAGAATCGTCCCTGGGCAAGTTCTCGCCCTCCCTCACCAGATGAACAGGAATCCAATGAGGGGTGCTGTTTTTGTAGGCGTATACTCAGTACCCCCTGCACGACCAACAGCTAGCCACGCCGTAACACGTTCCCCCTATATGTATAGCAGCACGGAATTACGGCTTATCAGTTTTTATTTACGTGGTATCAGGCAATTCCACGCGAACAAAAAACAAAAAGGCATCTCTAATTCCTAAATGGCCTGTACATCACAAGACTTCTAGGTTTAGAGATGCCCGGTATATATCTTTTAGACTACAAAATAATCAAATCTAGTATTTACTAGTTGAATTTTAGCCCAATCACAGATAAAATGGGTATATCAAATAAGCCTAGTCGAAAGGCATAATTGTTTAAGGATAGTGTTGGTGCACTACTTAAACCGAAGTCCTGCTTGGTTACAGGTTATGTCTAGTAAGTGTTGGTAGCAATTACTAGAACTGAGTCATTCCCGCTAAAGGTTGGTAGCCGATAGCATATGGGAGTGGCTTTTTTATTTTCTGTTCATATTCAATTGTTTTATCGATCTTCGTTTATGTAAAATATCAAATTATGTTTTGTTTTGTAGAATGATGCTTGTTGTGTACTACGTTACAACAAGCTTTATCCTTTGTAAACTGCGAGATTACGCACTTTTTTCAAAATTTCCCTATTTCCCTATTTCCCTATTTCCACTTATAGATATAGGGATATTTCCCCTTTTCCCTATATCTATATTTCCCTATTTTCGTTATTTTTGCATTTCCTAACATCTCTACGAAATTACATATTTGTTTCTTAACTCCCTCTACTTCATACATCCAAAGAATCTTATGATATCAACGTTTTTGTTATTAATTACTAACTCTATGATTCTATTGCATATACCGTACATCATTGTTATAATTTCTTTAAAGATATAGAAATATCCCTATTTCTATAGTTAGAAATATCCCTTTTTCCCTATTTCTATTTTTCCCTATTTCTATAAAGGGATATAGGGAAATTTTAAAAATAAATAACTGGAGTGTTAAAAATGGCTATTACAATTACGGTAGGTAATTACAAAGGTGGAGTCGGTAAGACCACGAATGCTGTATTGAACTCTTATGAATTCGCTAAAAAGGGCAAGCGTACATTACTTGTTGACCTTGATCCACAAAGTAACGCAACCAAGTCTTTAATGTTAACAAAATCAATCCTTAATCCTGATGAAATTGTTACTGTTGAAAAAACATTAATGAAAGGAATACAAGAGGGAAACCTAGACGGCTTAGAAGTGGAAATTATGGAGAACTTACATTTACTTCCTTCTTATGTTGATTTTCAGGACTTCGCAAAATTCCTTTATAAAAATTGTTCTTCGGAGGCTGAAGAAGATCATTACTTTAAAGGATTACTTGAAAAGATAAAGCATAAATACGACTACATATTTATCGACGTACCTCCTATGTCACTAGAAGTTACAAAAAATGCAGTTGTAGCTTCTGATTATGTTCTAATTGCTCTGCAAACACAAGAACGTTCTCTTACTGGTGCCGAGAATTATATTAATGAACTTATCAAGTTAAAAGAGCAATATGATCTTGATATTGAAGTAGTTGGCGTTCTTCCTGTCCTATTAAAAAACAACGGTAAAGTTGACGAATACATCATGGAAAATGCTCGTGAAATATTTGGAGAAGAAAACCTATTTAAAAACATCGTCCCTCAAATGGAACGTATTAAACGATTTGATGTGAATGGTATTACTGAAAAAGATAGACATGATATGAATGTAATTGAACTATACGAAACGATTAGTGATGAATTATTATCTCGTGTTGATATGTTTGAAAAAATGAAGGTTGGTGTGTAATATGGCAAGAACTCCTGGTTTATTAGGTCGAAAGAAAAGTAACTTTGAACCTACTGAGCCTTATGTACCGGAACAAGGACAAGCTACGACGGAAAATAAAGAGGTAGCGGCTACAGTTACTCCTTCTCAACCTAAGACCGAAGAAAAACAAGTCACTCGAAAAGAGAAAAGAATCGAGAAAACTGAACCAAAAAAGAAATTTAAAAACCAGCAAGGTAGCATTAAAATTTCTAATCAATCAAAAGAAGAACTTGAAGTATTAATGAAACTTACAAACACAAAATTCAATTATGAAATCATTGATTTACTTATAGATCGCTATGTAGAAAATGAGCTAACCCCTGAACAAAAAAGGAAATTCAAGCTGTTAACAGAGATTTAAAAAATATAGAAATATCCCTATNNATAGGGATATTTCTATATTTCCACTTTTTTATCTATCTGATACCCAAAGTAGTTTTAACAATTTGAGATAAAATACTAACTAGGATTGAGTAATTTGGATAAACAATACTTAGTGGCTGTGTCACCTGTTCATGATGATTCTGCAACAAAGAAAAAATATCGCCTGAAACACTTAATAAATGAAAGACATGAAAAATTATGAACTTATTAATGAAATATTAGATTACTATACTTTTAATAAATTGAAGACGCATGAGCAGAACATCTTAAGTGACATAGTTTCTGATAAAAAATAAGCCCTACTTTTGTAGGGCTTATCGTTTTAAGTAATTAAGTTCTTTTCAGAAGATCTGTCTTATAATTTATAAGGATTATTTTTCGTTAAATTTTTTAATTCGTTTTCAAAGGAAAGCTTAAGACTTTTCTTTTTCTTTTCAATGGATGTGATCTTATGAAAAGTTAACAAAGATAACATAGAGAATAATTTATAATATATCTCTGTAGATCCGTTCTTATTGTTTGAAAGAATTTGCTCCATAGTATAGAGTCCCCTTTTTAATACAGTTCTATTTTTAATTTCAATACTTGGTTATTATTTTACCAATTTTTATTAAAATCTTCTACTTTACTAATTATTAATTCTTGATAATCTATATTCTAATTCTATATTTACCTTTAACAGTGCAATTTTTTCATTTGGGCATACTTCAAAATGTTAAGTTGATGGGCCGGGATACGTGTAAACAGTAAAGAAGAAGCCAACTTATGACTTCTTTATTTATAGTATTTCCCTAATATTTTATTTTGCTTCTCCACGTTTTCATTCAATTTATCCATATCAAAGCTTAACGTAGTCCAAAGTACATCAGAAGAATCGTCTTTGTAGAAAGTGTTAATAGTTTTCAAGGCTGATTCCATCATAGATAGTGAATTTAGAATATTTTTCTTTAATTCAATAGTATCTTCTTGTTTAACATCTGTGTTTACAATCCTGTCTCGTATCTTCTTGATTTCCCTGTTGTATTTAAGGTTAGTAGTTAATCCATCTTCATCTAACACATACCAACTCGCTAGTTCATGAGACTGGCCTTTTTTGACTACAGTCTCGAAATGCTCATGAGTATCCTTTAGTAATGGGAAAAAGTCCTTATCCAACTCTTCTCTGAATCCTGTGAACTCAGACTTCATATTGTTCGCCTTGTTTACTAAGAACCCAAGAGTAACAGCTATAATGGCGATTACAATTAAGGCTCCTATAAGTATCTTTTTTTCATATAATCCTCCGTATATATAAATTTATTTATATTATAAATTATTAGCGTAAGTTAAGTAAATAAGATATAAAAAAGAAGCATCCTNNAGGATGCTTCTTTTTTATATACCCCTCACCAAAACCGCCACCACGGCTTTTTCTTCTCTTTCGCAGCAGCAACCTCATCACGAAATTCCTGCATCATTCTCTTCGTTTCCTGCATCTCACGCAGTGTCTTCATAAGCGTCTCATCTCGCGCTTCCAATCGTTTTTCCACTCGTTCATTATGCGCTTCTACACTCACTTTGATTTCCTCGTTGCTTTGCCTTGCCTGCTCACTCAATCGCTTCTCCATTGCTAACATACTCTGATTCATTTCTTGCGCCATAACGCTGTACTGTTGCTGGAGTTGTTGTTTAATGTGGAATGGCACCAAATCCGTTTCCTCAGCCTCTTCTTGAATCAGATCCGGATTGATTTTCTCTATTTGCTGCGTAATCATCTTAGCTGCCTTTTCTAGCGTCATACCGTCATGCTTACTCAATTCAATTAATTTTTCAATCACCATAATGTCATTGTCAGTGTATTGGCGTCTGCCACGATTATCTTTCTTTACAACAAATTTCTCACGTTGTAAAACTTCCATATACTTTCTAAGGGTGCTATCGGATATTCCTAGTCTTTTATATACTTCACTAGCAGAATAAACAATTTCGTCCGTCATAACGTCACGACACCTCCTAGTGACAGTATTCAATGGTGGTAAAGAAATTCCTGCAAATGAAATTATTCCTAATACCCTTTATGAACCATATGTAATAATATCTTGTAATTAAGGTAACAGGAGATTTCAATTAAAAATCTCCTGTTATAAACTATAACGTGACACAATGGTACTTCTCCCTTAATTTAAATTATGTTATCAACATTGTGATTCTAGGATTTCATCTAAATCTAAAGCTACTTGTTTCCAACCTGAACCTGGTACAAAAACTGATCCAGCTACTGATTTTGAACCAATAAAAGTAACATACATTTGCATAGTTCTTCCATCTTTCAAACGAAATGTTGCCCATTTATTCATACATCCCCCGCCTGATGGTGGTGTTGGATACGGTGGAAATGGTGTTGGATATGGTGGATACGTTGGGTATTGTGGTTGTAGCCCTCCTGGATTTAATTGTAAAGCTCCTGGATTAATATGATGATGTCCTGTAGGCCGATTAACTATATAAACTTCATTATAATTAGGGTAGTATTCATATGGATAGAAATTCATTATTCCACTTCCTCTTTTTTTATTAAACTCTAGATATTTTTATGAACGCTGGGTGTACCTGTATCAGCACATGTCTATATACATAAGCCTATAAAAAAAAAGAAGAGCCCTATTGTATAGCTAAATAACTTTAGCAATCTCAACCAGCAACCTCATAAACAACGGAATCATTTGGACTACAATATAACCAATCCCTGCTCGAGAAATCAGCGGAAATCCCCGTTCCTGGCTACCAACCATAATAAACAACCCACCGTATAGCGCTACAACGGATGTAATTGAACTGATGAATAATAAATTCCTGCAAAGAAAAAAGCCCCCGTTTAGGGACTCTTATTCTACTTTTACAACAAGACTATCCATGAAATTGCTAATTGAAGAAGCTTGAAAGATACGTAAATTAGGAAAATTAACATCATACTGCTTATCAGTAATGATGAGGATTGATGGGAAGAATTTAGATCCTTCCGGCTGCCATGATTCGTTATGCCATTCCTGACTGTGGAAATATAACTCATATCTGTTTATCTTATCTTGCATAACCTTTTTGCTGTAAACAGACTTCTGGACCTCAATGAAGAATGGAGATCTGCGCCATATTGTAAATGCATCGGGTTCCATGAATTCTTTACCGTACTTTGGCTCCACTTTAAATAGTTTCGGTTTTTCATAATGGATAAGCTGCTTATATATGTCTACAATACCGAGGAAGTGAGGAATCTTTTGGCTAGTTTTTCGAAGTGTACTAGGTTGAGGGAAATATATAAATGGCTGCTGTGAGATATTTGCATCCACATGACCATCTCTTCTTAATCGTTTCATTACAGTATTGCAGCAAGTAACCGCGTTTTTAAGTCCATTAAAATGTAAATCTATAATATCGTCACGAGACATACACCTAAAACGTTTTAGATTGCTTATTATCGATTTGTCTCTACTCCTCATAATTTTCTAGCACCCCAAACAATTGAGTCTCTTCTTGTGGAGGATTCTGAAGCTTCATATCCTCTTTTGAAAAGCGGATAGGCTCAACAATTTGTTTCGATTTGCTCAATTCTAAATAAGGTGCTTGCACTTTCTTTAATCCGTTTAATTTCAAAATCATTTGTCCTGATTGTTCTAAGTGTTCTGATCCAGGTGTACCCATGATATTGCTGTTAATCGTACTATCACATTTAAAGCCCATTCGGACTGTCATATTCAGCTTTAACTTACCATCTAACACTTTCGCATCAGGTCGTTGCATAGAAAGCATGAGGAAGACTCCGAGAGCCCGACCAATTGCTGATATTTTTCCGATTGTAAACATACATTCTTTTTCGTCTTGCAACATGGCTACTTCATCAATAGCAAGTAAGATGTATGGTTTCTGACTGTCAGGATTCATTTTGTTGTATTCATCAATGTGATCTACTTCGTACTCTTCCATCAGTTTCCTACGCTCACGTATTTCCTGCCACACTTTCTGAAGCATTATCTTCATTTCGATTTCTTCCATACAAACCTCTTTTACGTGTCTCACTCTTCTCAAGAAATGAAATTCAGAATTTTTTAAGTCGCCCAGGTACAAGTGTAATTTATCAGGAGACATGCATTGAATGAGTGTAGACAGAACAACGCGTACCATACTACTTTTACCACTTCCTGTTTCTCCTGCAATTAAAAGATGTGGCGTATTTGCTTCAACCATGTCATACACAATCATGTTTCCGAATTGGTCCCGTCCTACCACAACAGGAAGACGATGTTGTTTTAGTAATGGCTGCCATTGTTTAACATTGTAATTGTATGGTTTTAATCCTGCATCTGAATGAAATACATTAAGTACAAACTGCTTAATATCTCCTTCAATCGCTACGTTACGCCCTAATATTTGTTGAAAGCAAAACCATTTCTTTTCAATCGTCTTTGGATCCAATCCATTCGGAATGGTAAATACATATCTAACATTCTCTTTTGTGGAGGAAACATCATGTATTTTTGGGTAAATTGGTACTTTCCCACCCCGTGTTTGATGGTCCACGTATAAACCTGCTTTTCCAAATACCTCTATAAGTTGATTCTTCAAGTTTTGTTTATGAAGCCATTCTTTGATGATTCCCATGTCGCCCCTCCTAAAACATGATTAAGACTTTAATAAATACATAACCAATGAAACAAACTCCACCTATCCTCATCCCATGATACATTCCATCGCTTAAAAGTTTAGCTGCAGCAACGTGATCATTCTTCACAAGATGTTTCTCTAATATCGCCCCTCCAATTGTTGTTACTCCCAAAGCTCCTAAAGAAATAAATGTTGTTAACATATGAATCTCCCCTTTATAAACAGACTTTGAAATACCAATATTACAAGGGTTTATCGCCCAAATACCTTGATAGTGTTACTTTGATAACTAACTTGATAGCTACTTTGATAGTACAAATACTAGTTACCTTGATAGCGATTAGGCTATTTACTTTGGTAGCTACTTTGATAATAAGTTTGATAGCTACTTTGGTAGCGACCTTGATAAAGCATATGGGGTACAGCTTGAACAATTTCTTATTTTTTTTCCTTAGTTTAAAAAAATGAGAAATTGTTCAAGCTGTGGATGAGGTGATAAACATGTTCGGATTGGGAAAAAAGCGTACAAAATTCGGTCGCTATTTAGATTCAAATGGAATAGCACAAATCGAATTAGAACGAACTTCAAAATTAAGTACAGGTACTGTTTCTAAACTGTGTAATGATAAAAAATATAGACCAAAGTTTTCAACGATAATTCAAATTGTTAAAGGTATGAAGAAGTTAGGGAAGAATATAGATGAACAAGATTTTTGGATGTAATAATCAGCTCTCAAAACCGGGGCTGATTATTTTTTTCTTGAAATTTCCCTACCACTTTGATTTTTTAATTACTCGCCCCTCTTTAATAAGTATAAGGGGGGATTTATAATGCAAATTAATTTCAATACTAATGGAAAGAAAATCAAATTTAAAATGACGGTTAACAAGCCTAGTTTTAAAATCAAAGCAACAAGCCTGTTAATATTACTAAGGATATCAGAGGTTTTAAGTACTATATCGCGTATCTTCTTTTAATAAAAAGCTGACTAAATATGGTCAGCTTTTTATTTTTTTGAAAAAACTTCTTCATAAAAGAACATACATTCGTATATAATAAGAACTAACGTTCTGTTATTTAGGGGGAATAACGGTGTATGACTATTCAATATTGCCAAACCGAATTGTTTTATGTGTAGATCTTCGTAGCTTTTATGCTTCAGTCAGTTGTATCAAGATGGGATTAGACCCGCTTCATACAAAATTAGCTGTAGTTGGTGATGTGAATAGGAGTGGTTCTATTGTTTTGGCTGCAACGCCACCATTAAAAGCGTTAGGTGTTAAGAAAATGGCACGGTTGTATGAAATACCTCGTCGTAAAGATGTTCTCGTGGTGAATCCAATTATGAGCACTTACATAAAATGCTCCAATTTCATCACGAAACTAGCTCTACAATATGTTCCTGTTGAGGATTTCCACCAATATTCCATTGATGAATTCTTTATGGATATTACGGATAGTATTCATTTGTTTGCTAACGACCCATATGATTTCGCATTGAAATTTAAACGTGAAATATATGCGAAGACACGAATTGAATGCACGATAGGAATTGGCCCTAATCCTTTAATGAGCAAAGTAGCGTTAGATGTGGAAGCAAAGAAAACGAAAGATTGCATAGCATACTGGAAGTACGAAGATGTACCCATAAAATTATGGCCAATACGACCACTTAATAAATTTTGGGGAATTTCAGGTAAGACAGAAGCGAAATTAAACCGAAAAGGAATACATTCCATCGGAGACTTAGCTCAGTACCCACTTAAATACTTAAAACAAAGTTTTGGCGTTATTGGCGAAGAACTACACTTACATAGCAACGGCATTGACTTTAGCCGCATATCAGAAAAATACGTTCCAGCAACAACTTCTATTGGTAAAAGCCAAATACTTATGCGCGATTATACCATAGAAGAATTCCCAATTATTCTACTGGAACATATCGAGGAAGTTTGTTATCGAATGCGAAGACAAAATAAACTGGCTCAAACTATTCATTTTTCCATTGGTTACAGCAAAGATTACGCTGGTGGTTTCAGAAAAACTCACACTATGAACCGACCAACCAATTTAACAATGGATATATATAAGATTTGTACATATTTTTTACACGAGTTTTATTCTGGAGAACCCATTAGATCCATCAATGTTTCTTTAACTAACTTAATCAATGAAGGCGAAGAACAAATCTCACTATTCGATAACGTAGTACAACGAGAAAAAGAAATAAAACTAACTAAAGTAATGGATGAAATACGCACTAAATTTGGAAAGAACAGCATATTACGAGGAATTTCATATACAAATGGTGCAACAGCAAGATACAGAAACACATTGTTAGGGGGACATAAAGCATGAACAACGCTAATATGCCAAAAGGAAGAGGAATGGTTAAATGGACTCCGTTCGCTGCGATGCCAGAGCAATTCGCTGGTATCCGTGCAATTATTAAAGAAAAGACGAAAGTAGAACGACCTACATTAACCCAGGATGAACAAGAACTTATTGAGAACATGTTGTTATGTTCGTTACTTTCTGAAGAAGAAATAATGATTACATATTACGAAGGTGGTTTTTTACTTACTAACTATATGACTGTCATGGATATTGATCCTCTGAATAAATCTATAATTTGTACGGATGCATTTTACAATAATATGACGTTGAAATTTATTGATATTATTGATGCAAAATGAAATAAGCCGCCCAACAGGACGGCTCTTATTTTTGTTCATTAAAACTATTCTTTTGCGAGAAATAAAATCACATATAATTCCACTTTCTTGTTAAGTTCACAAATTATTACTAAAAGAATACCGTGAATTCCGTTATATCTATTTACTTTGTAATTTTAATATATTAATATAACGTAAGTAATAAGCACATAGGGAAGGAATGGAAAATATGTTAAAAAAACTTAAAAAGGTTATGGTTGTTGCAATTGCTGCTATTACGTTATCTACAGGGTTCGCAACAATCGCCCCGAAAGAAGCTTCAGCACATTGGGCTGATCAGGAAATTGATTGGGCTTTCAGAAAAGGAATTATGCGAAATGATTACCGAGATAGTCCTGCACTTCGACAAGATGTTTGGATGATGGTTTCTCGCTTCAATGGGCATTGGGTTAAAAATTACGACGAAGCACGTCAGTATATGATGAGTAGAGGGTATTCTGACGGAACTCGTGGGGGTAGCTATATTACTCGTAATGAAATGATAGCTACGCTCTTTGCAGTACGTTTTAACACCAAAGCATGGACACCTAATGGTGGATTCAGTAACTCGATTGCATGGGGAACAGATAAGGGTCTTTATGACGGTAGTCGCGGAAACGATGTAGCAACAAGAGCTGAAGCTGCTACTATGTTGTACCGTTACAACAAAAAATTCAGATAAAAAAAGAGTGCTCACATTATGAGCACTTTTTTTATTTCACAAATACGTAAGGTTTATTTGCTGTTACATAGTATGTTTTACTTAACTGTATATACCCAGCCTTTGCGATCAAGATAGTCAGTGAATGCTTTTAATTGAGCGTCGCTAGTTGGATCAGTTACAGGATAAATGTACCCATCACTTTTAAGGTTTAAATTACCCGTCATGTGAACTGAATTTAAAGCTCCTACTATATCAGCTAAATTTTCTCTACCGATTCCTCCTACCTCTACAGCATTACGTTTTTGATTAGGTTGTGGAGTTGATTGACTACTTCCAACAGTTTGTCCAGTCAATGCGTATACGATGGAATTAGCAATCTTATCTACATCCCATTTAGCCATATCGAAATCATTATCGATGAATCCAAGTTCGATTAGGATTGCTGGTGATTTAGTGCTATTTAACACATAAAGGTCAGTACGTTGTTTCGCTCCACGATTAGACCACCCAATATCTTTAGAGAGTTGAGCTGATACTTTTGCCGCTAAAGCTTGTTGGTCATAATAACAAACTTCCACACCGTTTGCATATCCGTTATAAGCGTTTAAGTGGAATGAAATTACAAGGTCCACATTATGAGAATTACAGTTACGAACGATGTTATTTAAGTTTTGTGCTTGCGTTCTTCCTGCCTCATCGGTGTCATCGTAAACTGTATGACCTAGCGAACGCAACTTAGATGCAACTGCATCCTTTACCTGACGATCCATAATATGTTCTTTTCGATTTCCCCAGTTAGCACCTTGCACAAATTCTGTGTGACCACCATGTAAACTATATTTACCCATTATTCAACATCTCCTCTTAGTGTAAGTTGTTTTTTTCTAATACATCTTTTTGTTGTACCCCTTTGTTGCTCAAATAGTTGTTCTTCCAAGCCATATACAGGGTAAATGCTCCTGTAATTACGGCTACTAAATCGTTTGTGATCTTGTCATCAATCGTTTGGTATCCCACAAGATTTAAGACACTGTTAATCACAGCGATTACTAATACGACATAGCGACTAATTGAAGCTGCATCAAAATTTTTCATACTATCATCTCCTTTCAAATAAAAAAAGTGACCGTATATACGATCACTTTCCTGCGAATTTAAAAAGAGCCATTATCCCACCAGTGATAATAGCCCCAACTACTGTAGTCCCAATCCAAAACACTAATTTATCTAATCTATCCACACGCATATGAGCGCTTTTGGCTGACTGTTGTGCTTCAATTGCTACTTCTTTAACATTGCCTAGTGTATCAAGCTTTGTTTCTACCCTAGTCAACCCTACAAGAAGTTCTTTCATATCATCATGTTTTAATTCAGCCATCTTTTCACTCCTTTTCTAAAAATAAAAAAGCGACATATTTGATTGTCCCTTTTTGGTTTACTCTTATTCATTTGGTGCTACCTTTTGTGCAGCTAGTTGTTCTTCAAGCAGTTTAAGTTTTGCTTCCATTTCTGCCTTTTCTCGTTCTAATTCTTCTTTTGTAGGTGCGAAATATACTCTCTTTACTTTCTCATCTATTTCTAAATCCACCGCCTGTAACTCTGCAACTCTTTCATTCCAGACAACTTTATAATTTTGTATAGTATCCGCTATATAACGATCTACTTTGAAGAAATGCATGTAATTTTGACCCGGTATGATACGTTGACCATGTTCTACTTGTGTAATATTTCCAAATTCATCTGAATCGCAGTAAATACATGTTTTATATCGTTCATGCAGTTCATATTTTTCTTTAATTTCCATTTTTATCACCACTCCTGCCATCTACTTAGAATCCTTGCATACGCGGTGTGATTCGCGCTGTTAGATGCTAATTTCAAATATATATACTTCATATTCCCTGTGGGTACGCCTAAATCAATCGTGACATTTATATAATAGTTGTCAGCAATCGTTTTGCTATGCGTGGTGTACCACAAATCATTTCCCTCTACATCGGTTATCTTCACTTGTGCTGCGGAACCTGGATCTATTGCAAGTGACAACGCGAAAACTAAATATCTACCTGTATGCTTTAAAGTGAAATAATTACAATTCGTCCATACTGTGCTTCGTGTTGCGTACCATGTACCACTAATCCCCATTCCAACACCTACAAATGGAGGTTCATGAGAACTCACATTCATATCAAAGTTAGCCATCCCATTTACAATCAGTGCATATCCATCAGGTCTTTGAACCTGTAGTGCGCCTCTTTTGATATTGACACCACGTTTATCAATTACAACATTATCACCTTCGATTTTGATGATATTCGCATCGATTCCTTTTGCTGTTAACCACTGTACAATTGTATCTGCATTGATTTTCAACTTTGCGACATCGATTTGTATTAACTCAGCTGATTGATTGATTTGTGAGATGATTTCACCTTTTTTTACTGTACTAAGGATATTCTTTTCAGTAATCTGAACGCGACCTTCCATGTCTTTCACATAAGCATTTGTAGCAAATTTATCATTCGCTTGATTTTGTGTATAGACTTCTGTCTTTTTTGCTGCTAAATCGATACCTTGTTCATTGATAGTAAAACGATTATCAATTTGAGTCGCTTTCTGATTGAATTGTTGTGTAGCTACCTTATCAGCAATATCTTCAATCATTTTATCAACATTAGTTTGATCTTTCGGATGTAACCAAAACTCTGTCGCTACTTTACCACGCTGTAGCATCGGAAGGGCAGCTCGTACACGTCCATTTCTTTGAACATAATAACGCCATCTAACCCACTCTTCGTTAGCTGCAACCTTTGAAACCATCGTCATTCTTGCCCAATCACCTTGTTTAGCCCATTGAATTTCTACGCGCTGCGTTCTCATTCTAGTTCCTTTTGTAGCATTCCAGAACTCAATTTCCATCCACGCTTTTTGATCTAGTGAAGCTATATTGTCAGTAGCAAACCAACCTGTCGAAATAAGATCTTCACCAGTTGTAACTGTTATAAATTCAGAAGCGGTGCCAGACCAGTGATCACTAGTCTTTCCAGAATAATCACTCCAAAAAGTTGCATAACCTTTATATTTTGAGCTTAGCTGAACAGCAGTACCTTGATTAATTGACCAGTACTTGTTACCTAATTCAAGACCTGCGTTTCTGATCTCGTTGATAGACCCAATACCGCCAACATACTCCTCAACATCTTTCTTTTTCATTGTTAGACTCAGTGCTTCAGAATGTTGTTCTAACTTTGTAGTAGCTTGAGTTAATGTTTTCCCTTGTTGTACTTGGGTCTCTTGTAATTTCGAAACACTTTGAGTGATTCCGTTCGCTGTCTTCTCTACTTCCGTAACACGTTTATCAAATCTGCTTTGATTATTTTCAACTTTTGTTACTGTTTCTTTGATTCCACTCACACTTTTTTCAATCTCGGTAGTTTTATTAGTTAGGATATTTGCTTGCGTTTCTACACTTGTTAACTTCTCGCTAATTTTCCCAGCTTGCTCTTTAATTTCAGTTGTTGTTTTCTTCAGATCATTTGCAGTTTGCTGCACATCAGATATTGTCTTTTTTGTGCCTTCCACATTCGATTCAACTGTATTTAATTTACTGTTGATATCACTATCTTTTTTAGTTAACGATTCAATAGATAATTTAAATCCGTTAGAATCCTGCTCAAACTTCGTTATCTTCTTATCAATCTCACCCTGTTTATTTTGCACATCAGAAATCTTACGACTAACACCTTGTAAGCTTTCCTTCACTTCATTGACTTGTCCCGTGGCTTGATTTTGCGCTTCCTGCACCTTTTGGTTTAGCTCTTGTTTTGTGGATTCAATATTTTTATCGACTTGCTCAAGTGTTTCTTTCTTAACGGATTCCACATCAGGAACAACAGGATCCCATTTACCATCCTTCCACAATTTCAGAATACCAGGCTTACCTTTGCT